AGAGCGCCGCCACGAACACGGGCTACCAGAGCGCCGCCACGAACACGGGCAACCAGAGCGCCGCCACGAACACGGGCAACCGGAGCGCCGCCACGAACACGGGCTACCGGAGCGCCGCCACGAACACGGGCGACCGGAGCGCCGCCACGAACACGGGCGACCGGAGCGCCGCCACGGTTGGAGGAGCGGAAAGCATTGCGGTCGTTACCGGGTATGACAGCAAAGCGAAAGGCGCTGTCGGCTGTTGGCTGGTTCTCACGGAACGTGATGAAAAAATGCATATTTTAGGCGTTCAGGCTGTTTGCGTAGATGGAGAAACCATCAAAGCGGATACGTTTTATATGCTGAAAAACGGCGCGATTACAGAGGCGGATGAATGATGAAAGACAAGAACAAGAAGCTGTTTCACAGCCTGATTGATCTGGTTCTTGAAAAACAGGACAGCGAAGCGGATACAGGCATTGACATGAATGTTTCCACACTGGGGTGTACAGCCTTGGTTTGGCTGATGAATGTCGAAGACAAAAAGATCACTGGAGCAAAGGAATATTATACCCGCATTGGTGATGAGGCATGGGCGAAAACGAAAGACGCAAAAACGGAAATCGTGCATGACGAGGACGTTTTGGAGGCACTGCGCAATGCGTGATGCAATTACAGGATGCCCCGAGCGGGCGTTAGAGCCGACGGAGAGGGCAGACCAGGAGCGGCTTAACCGGTTGCAGGATATGCGCGAGGCGGAAACAGCTATCGAGCTGTATCTGGAGGATTACAAACACCTATTCAGCATCGAGATTAAGAACTTTTTGCTTGATTTACGGATTGCTGTGCAGGACTTTGAACAGGAGGACGAACCATGAATTTATACGAATTGACGCAGGAATTTGCGACTGCAATGCAGGCTATCACGGTAGACCTGGAGACCGGCGAAGTCAGCGGATTTGAGGCTGTAGACGGTCTGGATGCGGCGTTTGAGGACAAGGCCGAAGCGTATGCCGTCACCATCAAGAACCTTGACGCAGAGGTTAAGGCGCTCAAGAACGAGCGGGACAATCTAAAGGCGCGAGAGGATGCGACCAAGAAGCGCATGGAGTACATGAAGCAGCACCTTGCGGATAGCATGCTTGCAGTCGGCAAGGACAAGATCAGCACGTCGAAGGCTGCGCTGTCGTTCCGCAAGAGTATGCAGGTGAACATTACGAGCGACGTAATGGTGCCGGACGATCTGTGCAAGGTGGTTATCGACCGCAAGCCAGACAAGACGGCAATCGGCAAGCTGCTGAAATCCGGCGAGGCCGTACCGGGCGCGGAGCTGGTAGAAAACATGAATTTGCAGGTGAAGTGATATGGCGGAAATCTATCAGGCGATTATCGGCGTTATGTCCGATATTGGCGTAATCGGAAAAGAAAAGCGTAACACACAGCAGGGGTTTAAGTATCGCGGTGTTGACGACGTTATGAACGCTTTGCAGCCGGTTATGGTGCAGCACGGATTGTTTGTTGTGCCGGAGATCATCGACCAGAAGCGCGAGGAGCGGCAGACCAAGAACAAGGGCAATCTGATTTACTCGGTCTGCACGGTGCGGTACACGTTTTACGCCAAGGACGGCAGCAGTGTACAGTGCGTGGTCGTCGGCGAGGGCATGGACAGCGGCGACAAGGCAACCAATAAGGCCATGAGCATTGCATTTAAGTATGCTTGCTTTCAGGTGTTCTGCATCCCCACCGAGGAAATGAAAGACCCTGACGCAGAAGTACACGAGGTAGTACCGAAGAATGAGCCTGCGGAGAATCCGGCTGTAACAGCTGTTAAGGCAAAGGCGAATGAAGTCAAGCGGCTGTTAATCAAGGTATGTGGCGGAGACAAGGAAGCAGCACAGCGGGCATGGAACGAGGAATACAAGAAAGATTCCGGCGATATTGTGAAGATGAACGCTGCGCTGATCGAACTGGGCGAGAAACTCAAAGTGCTGGAGGCTATGAGCCATGACGCATGAGTTTGATCATGCACAGGTAGTGCATAACGATCTCGGCAACTGGTTGTGTTTGCATATCAAGAACGCGCCTATGGCGCGGGTGGAGTGCGAACAGATGAAAGAGGGCAAGACCTATATCGCCGAGATCAAGAAGAAGTACGACAAACGCTCAGGACGGGCAAACGCTTATGCGTGGGCTTGCATGGGAAAACTGGCTGCAAAACTGGGAATCAAGCGGGAGGAAGTGTACCGGCAGTACATCCCCGAAATCGGGGACAATTATCGACTTGTGCCGTATGTGAACGGTCAGCAGAGAGACTTTATCGCTGACCTGTGGAGCAAGCAAGGCCTCGGATGGGTAACGCAGGATTGCAATGGCGGTTATCTGATGTGCTTCTACGGGTCGAGCACTTACAACACCTTACAGATGGGTCGGCTTATCAATCTGATCGTGCAGGACTGCAAGGAGCAGGGTATTGAAACCGAACCGGAGAGTACGGTGATTGGTTGGCTGAGTAAATGGAAGCCGGAGGAGCGCGGGGTATGAAGTGGAGAAACTACAAGAGATTTGCAAGAAACCCCGGCGAATTTTCGCACAAATACGAGTGCTGGGCTTATAACCACAGAGGTTGGGCAAAGATGAAAAAAGCAAATCGCCGGACGGCAAAGCGCAGACTGGAACGCGCGGCGAGAAAGGACATGGAAGAATGAGACGGCAGACCAAGTTTACCGGCATTAGCCCGGCGGTATGGCGCGAATGCTGGGAGCGGGACGGCGGCATTTGCCGCCACTGCGGGAAAGGCGGAGTGTTGCAGGCGGCACATTATGTCAGCAGAGCACGCGGCGGCATGGGTATCCCGACAAACCTTGTGATGCTGTGCCCGGAGTGTCACAGAGAGGCAGATCAGGGTGACGGAAAGGAAATCAAGCGGGAAATGCGGGAGTACCTGCAAAGCCTCTACCCACTGTGGGATGAGAAAAACCAGAAGTATACCAAGGAGACAGGGAGATGAAAGTTGATTTAGAAAAATATCGGGAATACATCGAGACCCGAATTGCAGAAGGCGCGAGCTTGCGAATGCTTGAGGACGAGATCGGAATTGAACGAAAAAAGCTCTCAAGAGAGATGAAAAAAGCAGGCATGCGTGTTCCCACGAGAATTGAGAGCGTGAAGTTTCTGTGGAAAAATCATAAACATCCGAACATCGGGAAAACGGGGAGCTTGTGTCCGTCATATGGACGCAAGATGTCAGACGAAACCAAACAGAAGCTGAGAGATGCGATGTCCGGGGATAAAAATTATCACTGGTCAGGAGGAAGGAAGAAACATTCGGGCGGATACATTCTCATATATCGGCCGGACAGCCATTTGGCGGATAAACATGGTTTTGTTCTGGAACACAGACTTGTTGCTGAGCAGAAATACGGAAGAAAGCTAAAATCTTCTGATATTGTGCATCACATTGACGGAAATAAAACAAACAACAATCTGGAAAACATTGCTGTACTGACAAGGGCAGAGCATGCAAAACTTCACAACAATTTGAAAAATTACAACAAATGGAGGAATACAAGTGCTTAACAAGATTATTTTACAAGGCAGATTGACTGATGATCTCGAATTGCGGCACACGCAGTCGGGTACTGCTGTGTCAGGCGGAACGCTCGCAGTACAACGCAGCCGAAAGAATAACAACGGGGAATATCAGAGCGACTTTTGCTCTATCGTATTGTGGGGCAAGCTGGCAGAGCACGCAAGCACATGGTTCCACAAGGGCGATATGTGCATTGTTTCCGGCCGTTTGGAAAGCCGTGACTGGCAGGACAAGAACGGCAACAAGCGCCGCTCGTGGGAAGTACAGTGCGAAAGCATCGACTTCTGCGGCGGCAAGAGCGAGGGCAAGCCGAAGGAGAACAGCGATTTTATTCCGACCGACGAGGCGGACGATGACGAACCGCCGTTTTAACAGGTGGTGAGGGACGATGAACGGGCACATAAAACTGCACCGTGCGCTTACGGAGTGGGGATGGTACAAAGACCTCCCCACCTGCAAGCTATGGCTGCACGTCCTGTTGAGAGCTAATTACAAGGCTTGCGAGTGGCAGGGTATAGAAATACCGCGCGGTGCGTTTGCAACCAGCTATGCGGCGCTCTCGGCGGAAAGTGGGCTGTCTGTGCAGCAGGTACGGACGGCACTCGGCAAGCTGAAAAAGACCGGCGAAATCACGGTGGAAACCAATCGGCATTACACCATCGTTACGGTTGCAAAGTATGACGAGTACCAGAGCACACCGGATGAAATGCCGACACCGGCAAAATGTCCGCCGAAGCCTAAGCCGAAAACCAAGGCCCAAGAATCCGATAAGAAACTCGACCTGACGGAACGATTTTCGGAGCCGGTATGTTCAGCGGTTCAAGATTGGATTAGATACAAGAAGGAGCGCAGGGATGCATACGAGCCAACTGGTCTCAGAAACCTTCTCACGATGATTGAGAACCGCGTAAAGCAGCACGGAGAACAGGCAGTAGCCGAGGTTATCCGGCTGAGTATGTCGCAAGGTTGGAAGGGTATCATTTGGGACAGAATCGGAGACAAGCCGAAGAAAACCAAAACGGATGCGCCGATGTTTGACGGTGCACCCGCCGCCAATGACTGGGAAAGTGAGTGGGCGGCACGAGTGAAAGCAAGCAGAGGTGAGAAGTGAAGTTTGTAATCAAAGGTCCGCTGCCGGGACTGAATGAGCTGATCGAGGCGGAACGGCGCAATCGGTACTTAGGCGCACAGCTCAAGAAGAAGTGCGAAACCGTTGTGATGCACGCGGCAAGACAGCTCGGAAACGTGGAATTTGAGGAGCCGGTGTATATGATTTATCGGTGGTATGAAAAGGACCGGCGGCGGGACAAGGATAATATCTGCGCGTTTGGCAGAAAGGTTATTCAGGATGCGCTTGTTAAGGCGCGGTATCTCAAGAATGACGGTTGGAAGAACATTATCGGATTTGAAGATCACTTTTATGTAGATTCAAAAAATCCGCGGGTGGAGATCGAGATTATTGGGAGGGACGAAGAATGAAGGAGCTGAAATGCGAGCTGTTCAACGACAATTTCCAGAATTACAAGCGGTACGGCATCCCGAAGGCGCAGCTTGTTATTGCGGATATTCCGTATAACATCGGCGCGGACGCTTACGGGAGCAACCCGATGTGGTATGTTGGCGGAGATAACAAGAACGGCGAGAGCAAGAAGGCAAAGAGCAGCTTCTTTCGGACTGACGGCTATTTCAAGATTGCAGAGTATATGCACTTCTGTAATCGGCTTTTGAAGAAAGAACCGAAGGAAAAGAACGCCGCACCGGCAATGATTGTATTTTGCGCGTTCGACCAGATACAGACAGTGATGGAGTACGGCAGGCGGTACGGGTTCAAGAACAGCTATCCGCTGTTTTTCACAAAAAACTACTCGGCGCAGGTGCTCAAAGCCAATATGCGCATTGTAGGCGCAACCGAATTTGCGGTTGTACTGTATCGCGACAAGTTGCCGAAGTTTAACAACGGCAGGCAGTACGACGAGGACGGCAAGGTCATTCGCGGAAGCGGAAAGATGGTGTTTGACCATATCGACTGGGAACGGGACGGCAGAGAGATTCCCAAGCTGCACCCGACGCAGAAGCCGGTGAAGGTGCTGAAAAAGCTGATTGAGATTTTCACAGACCCGGGCGACACGGTAATTGACCCATGCGCCGGGAGCGGTTCGACGCTCAGAGCGGCGCGGGAGCTGGGAAGAAACAGCTATGGCTTTGAACTGGACAAGCAGTTTTACCGGCTTGCCAAAGATGAAATGCTGAAAGAACCGGAAACGGTGCAGATTGGGTTGGAGGGTGTGGTGTAAATGAAGGTCTTAGTTGCCTGTGAGGAATCACAGACGGTTTGCAAGGCGTTCCGCGAAAAAGGACACGAAGCCTACTCCTGCGATATTCAGGAGCCGTCCGGCGGTCATCCTGAGTGGCATATCCTCGGAGATGCACTCAAGGCTATCGAGGGGGGGGCAGTTGATCACCATGGACGGACAGACACATGAAGTGGGCAGGTGGGACTTGCTGATCGCTCATCCGCCGTGCACATACCTCAGCAACGCCGGGGCGCGACATCTTTGGAAAAACCATCAGCTCCAAGCTGACCGCGTTATGCTTGGAATTCAGGCAAGAGACTTTTTCATGGCATTTTATAACGCACGAGTTCCACGGGTCGCGGTGGAAAACCCAATACCGAGTAAGGTGTTTGCTATGCCGGACTATACACAGACTGTACAGCCGTATCAGTTCGGGCATCCGTACACCAAAAAAACGTGCCTGTGGCTGAAAAATCTACCGATGTTAACCCCGACAAATGTTGTTGATCCGGTTGCAACATGGTGCCCAAGCGGAAGTTACAGCCACAAGCACGACGAGCGATATAAGGGGATGTTCACAACAGACCGCGCCAAGGCGAGAAGCAAGACGTTCCCGGGCATTGCAAAAGCTATGGCTGAACAATGGGGAGGAAACGCATGAAAACCTGCAAAACCTGCAAGTGGTACGAACCGTTTTGCGGTGTCTGCTGCAACGGTGACAGCGAGCACGGGGCGGATTTTATGGACGCGGAAAGCGGTTGCGGAGAATGGGAGGAAAACAATGAATAAAAAGTTTGAATTTACCGGAGAAACCAAAGCGATTTTAGGGAATACCCTGCATCGCATTCGGGCGTTGATTTCGTTCGGGAAAGTCGGAGCTGGGGAACTGGGCGGATGGATTGAAAAAGAGGAAAACCTTGATGCTTCCGGCAACGCATGGGTTTCCGGCAACGCACAGGTTTCCGGCAACGCACAGGTTTCCGGCAACGCACAGGTTTGCGACGACGCACAGGTTTCCGGCAACGCACAGGTTTCCGGCAACGCATGTGTTTACGGCGACGCACAGGTTTACGGCGACGCACAGGTTTCCGGCAACGCACGGGTTTACGGCGACGCATGGGTTTTCGTCAACGCATGGGTTTGCGGCGACGCATGGGTTTTCGGCAACGCACGGGTTTACGGCATCGCACGGGTTTACGGCGACGCACGGGTTTCCGGCAACGCACAGGTTTCCGGCAACGCATGTGTTTACGGCGACGCACAGGTTTACGGCGACGCACAGGTTTCCGGCAACGCACGGGTTTACGGCGACGCATGGGTTTTCGTCAACGCATGGGTTTGCGGCGACGCATGGGTTTTCGGCAACGCACGGGTTTACGGCATCGCACGGGTTTACGGCGACGCACGGGTTTCCGGCAACGCACGGGTTTCCGGCAACGCACGGGTTTACGGCGACGCATGGGTTTTCGTCAACGCACAGGTTTCCGGCAACGCACGGGTTTACGTCAACGCATGGGTTTGCGGCGACGCATGGGTTTTCGGCAACGCACGGGTTTCCGGCAACGCACGGGTTTACGGCGACGCACAGGTTTCCGGCAACGCACGGGTTTACGGCGACGCATGGGTTTTCGTCAACGCATGGGTTTGCGGCGACGCATGGGTTTGCGGCGACGCATGGGTTTGCGGCAACGCACGGGTTTACGGCAACGCACAGGTTTCCGGCAACGCACGGGTTTACGGCGACGCACGGGTTTCCGGCAACGCACAGGTTTCCGGCAACGCACGGGTTTACGGCGACGCACGGGTTTCCGGCAACGCACGGGTTTACAAGCGCGGTGCGATTTTCTGGATTTCCAATGTTGGTTCGCGCGATGACACGGCAACTTTCTTCGCCTGCCGGGATAAAAAAATCAAAGTAATTGTAGGTTGCTTCTTCGGAGATTTGGACGGGTTTGCCGCCGCAGTACAGAAAACGCACGGAGATAACACACACGCCAAGGTATACCGCCTTGCAATCGAAATGGCGAAGGAACGCATTAAGATGGATGATATGCCGGAGGAAAGCAATGACGGTTGATGAGCTGCGGAGCAAGTCCAACATGGAACTGCGGGAGCGCTGCGCGTGGTATGTAGCAGAACGCGGAGAGTGTGCAGTCAAGGTTATTGCGACGAGATAGGAGGGAAACACCATGTACGATAGTTTTATTGAGATTTGGGAGGGTTAGGAATGGCTGAGTATATTGAGCGTGAAGCGGCGGAAGATGCCGCCGGAGAAGCGTATCTAAAGGGGCTTAATCCGGTATGGGCTGTACGTGACGTTCCCACTGCCGACGTTGTGCCAGCGGTGCGGTGGATTCCGGTGTCCGAACGTCTGCCAAAACCCGAAACCGAAGTGATGATTGTCTGCAATGACAATGGTCGTAGATTTATCGCAACGGCAATCCACGAAAACGGAAAGCAGCTCTCGGAAGAAAGCTGCTGGGTTTGGACTGATATTTGGGAGTACGGTCGCTATGACGAAGAACATGACGATTATTTCGTCCCGGAGGGCTGGTGGGAGAGCCGCTGCTTCACGCCGGACGATGTTTACAACTGCATGGTAGACTGCGAAGTAACTCACTGGATGCCTATGCCGGAGTTGCCAGAGGAGAAAACCAATGGCAATAAGTAAGAAAACCCGCGAAGAAGTATACCGCAAATACGACGGGCACTGTGCTTATTGCGGCAGAGAGATTGCATACAAAGATATGCAAGTGGATCATTTTCTCCCACTGAGGGCATGGAGAATTGAAGATGCGGGGACAGATGATATTTCGAATCTCATGCCGTCCTGTCGAATGTGCAATCATTACAAGCGAGCTCATACGCTGGAAACATTCCGGCGCTACATCGCGGAAATTCCGAGAAAGCTGCGCGAAAATTACATCTATAAGGTTGGCGTAGTTTACGGGAATGTGATCGAGAATGAAAAGCCGATTGAGTTTTACTTTGAGAAGCAGAAAAGTGCAACTCATTTGGGAAAGGGGTGCGAAAATGGCTGATCACGAAAAGATTAAAACCTGTTTTGCGCAAATCATCGTAAATAACAGTGAGGACAAGCCGTATTACAGCATTATGTACTGGGAAAACGGTGAAATGAACATCGGCTTCAGCTCGTATAAGTTGGATTATGTACGGCGGTGGCTGAACGAAGAATTTGAAGTAAAGCGTAATGTAGATGTTGTGCCGGTGGTGCATGGACGGTGGGATGATTCCGGGAGATATACGTTCCCGAGTGGTAACGCAGCTGTCAGGTGCACCAACTGCGGCTGCGCACTGACAGAGAGTGAGTATCACCTGAACAATTGGAATTACTGCCCTGTATGCGGGGCCAAGATGGACGGAGGTAAAAGATGAAGTATAAATGCAAAATTTGCGGCTCAGAACAAGAACTGGGCACCGGTTACGCACTCCACATTGTTGTATGCTACTCGATCGACCGTTCCGATATGTATCTGTCGTACTGCAATGATTGCTTTAAGCGCATTGTGCGCAAGCTGCTGCGCGAACTGAATGGCAAGAGAGAGCTGAACATTGCGCTCGATGAAATTAAGGGGGTAGAAGAATGAAGAAACTGTTTATTTCTCAGCCCATGAAGGACAAGACGGACGAAGAAATTCTCGCAGTCCGCGCAAAAGCTATCGAATCCGCAGAGCGTGAACTCGGTGAGCCGGTGGAAGTGATTGATTCGTTTTTCCAGAACGCGCCACATGACGCGCGTCCGCTTTGGTATCTGGCTAAGTCGCTGGAACTGCTGTCAACGGCTGATGTGGCGTATTTTGCGAAAGACTGGGAACAGTATCGCGGTTGCCGTATCGAGAACGAGTGCGCGATTGAATACGGTATTGATGTGATTGAGGATTACCACAATGACCATCGCTGAAATCGCCGCCCAGATGGGCGTTACGCCGGACACATGGCAGGAGCGCATGAAGCGCGAGTACCACGAGACGAAGGAACGCTATGAAAAGCTGAATCGGCTACTTGTTAAGCACGCGGCGGGCACGCTTGATTTTACGCTGAAATGCCCTATCGAGCTGCTAAAAGCACAGCGTGAGCACATGTCTGACTATCTGTATACGTTGGAAATCCGTGCGGAGATTGAAGGAGTGAACCTGTGGAAACCGGTAGATACGGAGATTCCGCACCCGCCGATGATTTGTGTTTGAAAGGAAGAAAATAATGAATGCAGTAAGTGAAGACGTAAAGATGCTCGTTGAAAAGGAACTGGAAAGCGCAAATGAGCGTTTTCCGCAGTTCCACTCGGAGCACGAGGGATGGGCAATCATTACGGAGGAATCCGAGGAACTGCGGGAAGAATGCGACAGTATCGAGATGGCGATGGAGCAGCTCTGGCGCCGAATCCGTGACGGTATCCCAACGTCGCTGCAGGTGGCACTGGTTGGGCAGTACGCCGAAGCGGCGGCTTGCGAGGCAATTCAGGTGGCGGCAATGGCGAGAAAGTATCTGGATATGTTGGAGCGGATGGACGAGTGAAGCAGTACAGCGCGGAGATGCGGCAGTATCTGGACGAGATGCGGCGGTATGAAAATTGGAGGTACGGAAATGGCGAAGAAAAAGAAAGTCAACCCATACCGAATACCGGCGACGCAGGGTGACATAGAAAAAGCCAAACGAGACGCAACGAACACGGCGGTTGCGTCTACATGGGCAATTATGTTTAGCGTTCTACGGGATAAAGAAGGGTACGACTATGACCGATTACGGCGGATATGGGACGAAACAAACTACCTCGCAGACAGCATCGCCCGAAAATACGTTAAAATCGACGATCTGATTGAAGAACTGCGGGAGAATGGAATAGCATTAGCATGAAAAAGAAAAACGAATGCGCTGGGTGCGCATACTGGCGGGTACTGGGTACAAGCCAAGGCCCTAAGCTATGGGCGTGTCATTATTTGATCGACACGGGGAAATCGCGCGGATGTGAACCGTGTGTAGGTTGCGTCCGCAAGGCGGCGAGAATAAGCCGTCGTAGGCGATATACACAACACGGTACGGAGGAGGTAGTGGCGCACGACGACTAAAGAATGGCTCAGACGAGGGATTGACCTTGAAAAATCAATCTCTGCACTGGAAGAAGCACGAGTAAGGGCGTGGACGCGGGCGACAAGCGCAACAGCGAAGATCAAGGACACGCCGGGCGGCGGCGGTGACGTGACCGCAAACAAGGCGGATGCGTATCTTGCCCTGTCCGAGAAGATACAGCGAGAGCAGGAACGGCTTGCACTGATTAAGGCCGAGATTATCAGCACAACGGCTAAGGTACAGGATGCGGCGCTGCGGGCGCTGCTGATCGAACATTACGTGAACGGTAGAACGTGGAGAGAGACCGCCGAGAGAATGAATTACAACGAAGTGCACGTTCGCGGAAAGATGCACGCACGGGCATTACGGGCAGTAGAACATATACGCACAGGCTGTGCATAACATTGTGGAAAACGGGCTACACAATACTACAAAGAATGGTGGTATAATGATATCGTGATAAAAGCCCTAAAGGGCGGAATCACGGAGTTTCGTTCCTCCGCTTTCAGCCCGCCGAAAGGCGGGTACACGCCCGGAAGCCTGCGTGAGGGCTGACGGGTGACAAGCCTTTCTGTTTAACCCCAAATACCTACTTAAAGCGGTGGGGAGACCTGCCGCTGACCTGCTCCAAAGTCTGCATGAGGGCAGAGGAGCAAAACGCCTTTCGCGGAACGAAGGCATTGATTATCCTTTCTATTCTTTCGGCGTGTCTTTTGCGCGGCACGCCGATATGCTCCGAAGCCTGCATGAGGGTGACGGAGTAATAACATTCACGCTAAAAAATTGAGAATGGAGTGCGGTGTCTGCGGGCAACAGACACCGCAAACATGCCCGGATGGCTACATGAAGCCGGACGGGTAACGTAGCGGACTTTTGGCAAGCCTTGCATGGTGGACAACGTGCAAGGTGATCTGCTCCCGAAGCTGCATGAGGCAGAGGGAGCGCAACGCCTCCAACGAGGACGATAATATTCTGGCGGTCCGGAAAGACGGACAATCTGTTTCCGAACGCCTGTGAAGCTGCTGCAACGGCTTTGCAGAGTTCAGCGGGTGCTTGCAGGCACGCCGCAACCGGGGTCGCTCCCCGCTGTAACCTTACGAGGGAATCAGCCGGATTACAGACCGATAGCAACTGCGACACGACGGAGAGCAACGCCGAACAGCCCATAATGAGAGGGCGAGTGCTGCCCGGATAAGCACTCACACGGACTTAGTGAGCCGAGAGCAAAACAACCGGCGCGAACAAAGCCGATATGGCGCTTTCGGGCGGCTAAGTACACGCCGCGAAAGAGCACCAGCCTGTTTATCTCTTGCGATAGGCATACCTAATCACACAGGACGGAACACAAGTAAACTTGCGAAAGTGAGGTTATTACCTCTCTGGATTTCATACAAACCGTTCTGGACAGCGGCGCAAGCCTCGGTAAAAGCCCGACGTACAGACGCGACGATAGCGTTCATACCTCCCTGTGGAGGTATACCGGTTTGCATAGTGGCTGAAAGCGGGTGCGAGTCCTGCAAAACCGAAACAGTCGTATAATGACAAACCCCGCTCACCTTATGGCTTTGGTGAGCGGGGTTTGTCATAGAGAAACAAGGTATTTTATTCTTTGACGCGGTTCGGGCGGTCAATGGCGGCCACCTCGGCTGCGGTGTAAACTTCGGCACCTTCCGGCAGACCGAAAAAGATATATCCGTCATGCGATGAGGTGATAACCGGAAAATATCTGTCTTTGTCGATTGCGCGTGCATAGCGCTGGTCGATCGGCGTTCCCGGTGCGGTACAAGGAGCGGGGAATGCGTTTACTCGATCGTAAACGCCATCTTTCAAGCGGAGATAATACGCGGGATACGCGGAAGGCGTGGAGAATAACTGAACTTTCATTTCTGGTCCTCCTTCATCTGCTGTGCAATGAGTTTTTCGAGGTACTCATTAAAATTCATTTTTCGGCGCTGTGCTTCACGGCGCACGGTGTCAATGGTGGAGTTGAACAGTGTTAGAGTAATGCGGCCGCGGCTGCCGTCCTCGGCAACCGGTCCGAAAAGTGCTTCGTACTCATCGGCCGTGAGATGTTCCTCGGCCCAGTCAGACGCTTCTTCCGGATCGATCGGACGGAGTTCAATGCCCGGCTTGCTTTCGCCGCTCATTGAAAAACGTGCATACTGCGTTTGTGCGCCGCCTTGACCGATAAGAAAGAATTCGCCGCTTCGCTTCTGGTAGAGTTCTTCCTTCTCCCAGAAATCCGAGTTTTCCGGCTCGTTGGCTTCCCAGGTGCCGACTAATTTGGCGGTCTCTGTGTTGTAGCGCTTACCGCGGATTACTTTATTCATTGTTGGGTGCTCCTTTCGATTAGAAAATACTCTGATAGTCGTAAAAGTTCAGCGCTTCGGCGATCTTCTCGCGGTAATTCTCGCCTGCCTCGTAGGCGGTGATCTTACCGGCTTCGATTTGCTGCAAGGTTTGCAGCTGGATGCCTTGCACGTCTGCAAGCTGCTGCTGGGTTAAGCCTGCGGCTTCGCGGATATCTGCAACGGAGATTTTGCCTTTTGGCCATTTATCGCCGTGTGCCTTATCCATGACCTCGCCGACCTTGTAAATGTGGGCGCGTTCCGTGTGTCGGCCGCCGTCCTCGTTCGGGATGGAGAAAAAGATACCGGAATCAATCGCGGCATCGAATGCGGCTTCGAGGTTTTCGCCGTGCTCGCGCAGGCTGGCAGGCTTGCCGACAGTGACAGGCACTAAGCAAAGATTGCCGTCGTGCGCGTCGTAGTCGCCGTAGTATTCCATCCCCGTGCTATGATAGCCGCCGAAATTGCAGCGGCCGTAATGCACACCTTCCGGTATCTCGATAAGGACACGCCGCAAGGCAATAGAGCCGCCGTAGGTGCTCCAACCAAGTCTACCGACCTGACGGTCGGATTCCACGCTGTCCTCGGTAACGACAAAAGCGTCATACTTTTTGACGGGATAGTTCGGCGTGGATTTTGCTTCGTCGAGGCGTTCGGCTGGCTCGCAGAACAGAGTGAGAGTTGCTAACATAATAATTACCTCCTGCTTTGTGTCTTATCTCTTTCTGTATTTTTATTATAGCAAACTTTTACACGAAAGTCAATACTTTTATGCGGAAGTTAATACTTTTGCGTAAAAGTATTTTTGATATGTTCCGCTAGTGCTGTGCGTCGTAAGCGGCGAGGGCGTTTACAAGTCCGGCTTCAAAGCGTCTTTCGTTCTCCTCGGTGGTCTTGCTCATGTCGTTCTCAAATCCACAGCACGCCTTGTAAAGCGGACAGCTTTCACAGTGGGCGAATGAGTACTTGTTGCAGAACTCAGTGCAGATGCGGCGCTCGATCTCGTAGGTGTAAGTCATGGTGTGTACCTCCAAATTAAAATTTATGGGTGCGGGCTTTAAGGGTGAACCCGCGAGAACCGTTATTCTTGTGCGTTGCGCTGATCTCTGATTTCTGCGCGTATCCGCTTGTACATCTCAATGCTTTCCTCGACTACCTCCCGCCGATCGGCGGTGGTGTTCGGGTCTTCCTGCTCCCTGATCAGATTACAGATAACTGTTGTCAGCGCCATTGTTACACAGAGGCTATCACCGCGGGTCAGTTCGAAATTCATCATTTTACTTTACCTCCTTGTAGATACAGCCAGTCCATACTTGGTTTGTCGTGCCGTTACAGCTTTTGTTGAGTTTGGCGCAGTTGATGCACATGGGGTTGAGCGTTGCGGCCATTGTAGTTACCTCCTTACTTAATGCAGTAGTGGCGAAGCTCGCTGTCCAGTGCGTCAGAATCGAGCCATTCATCGAAGCCTTCCGGGTAGCGCTTCTCGATCTCATCCATGCACCAGCCGCGAAGCATTACCTGTGCCATGTGGCTTTCTCTGTCGTACTTCTCGGTGCTTTCCCATGTAGCGAAAAGCTGATCATCGGTCAGGCTTGCGATTTTGGAGATTGCGATTTTCTCGGTTGCGGTCATATTGATTACTTCCTTTCGGTGTTCGTTTCCTTTACTGTGACTATAGTATAATATATTTGCGCAAGTATAGCAATGGGCAAAATAACTATATTTGCGCAAGTATATTTGTGGATTGTGTATATTTACACAAATATATATGAGGCGTATAATAGCTATCGTTAGGAGGTGCTGTTATATGTCATCCAGCAAGGCACAGCAGAAAGCAACAAATAAGTACATCAACAAGGCTTATGACCGGGTTAATTTGACCCTGCCGAAAGGCAAGAAAGAAGAAATCAAATCCCATGTAGAAGGCCGGAGAGAAAGCGTGAATGGCTTTATCGCCCGTGCGATTGATTGCCAGATGGAGCGAGACAAAGAGGAGGACAAAGCGTAGTGTATGATAGAGTAGATGCAAGCAGCGGCGAGAGCCTGTGCCGTACTATGGCAGAGGAATGCGATACCGCGATCTTAGCATTTTCCACAGGTAAGGACAGCATTGCAGCGTGGTTGCAGCTGAGGAAGTATTTCAAGCATGTAATCCCGTATTATTGTTACACTGTGCCGGGTCTGGAATTCGTCGAAAATAGCCTCGCATACTATGAGGATTTTTTCGGCACTCACATTTACAGACTGCCGCACAGATCACTGTACCGGCTGCTGCGAAATCTGGTCTTCCAATCGCCGGAGCATGTAACCAAGATCGAGGCGCTGGATTTGCCGGGCGAAGAATATGACGATGCCGAAATTGGCGAGATCATCCGCGAATGCAAGCGCCTGCCGGAATGCGTATACACTGCGACCGGCGTTAGAATGGCAGACAGTCCTATGCGGCGTATCGCCATGAAAACACATGGAGCGATCAACCACAATGCAAAGCGGTTCTATCCGGTGTTCGACTGGGTAAAGGCCGACCTGCTGCGCGAATTTGATGCAAGCGGTGTTCGGCTGCCGGTAGACTATAAGCTGTTCGGTAGAACGTTCGATGGTATTGATTATCGATTTTTGAAGCCGATCAAGGAGAATTTCCCGCGAGACTATGAGAAGATTATCACATGGTTCCCGCTGGCAGAGTTGGAGTTATTCAGGAGGGGCGAACTGTAATGGGATATTGGAACGACGACGAAGTTAAGGAAACAAAAGATGATCACATTGAATTAGAGCAGCTCGAAAGAGAGTGCCTCGATGAACTGGGAGACGTAGAAAAGAGTTTCCGTGAGCGCATGGGCGCTGAGAACAAGCGATTCCGTGATATGTGCGACACTGAATACTGGTGCTGTATCTGTTTTACCAGTAGAGCGCAGAAAGAGGAATTTCTTGCATCCCTCGAATTCGATACTGATCTAAAGTATATCGAAGGCAAGGAATTCGCGCGGGCGGTCAAGCGTCCGATTAAAACCGAAGATATGAAGTTTGCGAGAATCGGCAAAGGCTCAAAAGAATATTTGAGCAAAATCATTGGTGAATAAATATAACGGAAAGGATTATCTGCGAAAGATAGTCCTTTTTGTATATTTGAAAGGAGGTGTGAAGCATGGGTAGTGGTTATGGTAGTGGCAGACTTGCAAACCGTGGTCGTTCTGGCGGTGTGCGCCGTCGTAGCGTAGCGGTTGGCCGTCGTGCGGCTGGCGCTCGTGGCGCTCGCTCGTCCTCGACCTAAGCAAACACAACTCAACAGACAAAGCACCGAGACTTTCCCGGTGCTTTTCTATTGGGTGAAAGGAGGTTATGAAATGCCGAGAGGCAGACCGAAGAAAGTAATTGATCTTGAAGCCGTCGAAGAACTTGCCGCAGAGGGCAACACCCAAGCGGACATTGCGGACGCTCTGGACTTTGCGAGAGGAAACTTTCTGAATCGCAAGGATGTAAGGGCGGCTTATGTGCGCGGCGTGTCACAGATGCGCTTGCGTTTGAGGCACTGGCAGGTTCAAGCGGCGCAAAGTGGCAACATACAAATGCTGATCTGGTTAGGTAGGCAGTACCTCGGGCAGAGCGATACCCCTGCACCGATGGAAAACGACAACGACAACGGCGTGCAGCCGCTCGTTGATATGCTGATGAAGCCCGCACCGGACAGAGACATAAAGGATTTTGAAGATGGATAATATCCCCGCACCGTTCACGAAAAAACAAGTGGATTATTTCTATAAATCCCTTCATAGTTGGTTCAACGTGGCCGAGGGCGGCAAGCGCGGTGGTAAGAACGTATTGCAAACAACGGCGTTCTGCGCTCGATTGGAAAAGCACCCGAACAGATTCCACCTCATTGCAGGCGTTTCTACTGCGTCGGCAATGCTTAATATCATCGACTGCGACGGTTACGGCATGATTAACTATTTCGGCAAGCAGAATTGCCGGGTAGGTAAGTACCAGAATCGAGACTGCATCTACGTCAAGACGCGGAACGGTGCTGAGAAGATCGTGCTTGTATCCGGCGGCCGTAAAGACGGAGACGAAAAGAACATCAAGGGCAACACTTACGGCCTTGCGTATATCACCGAGGCGAACGAGTGCCACCCTAAGTTTGTGCAGGAAGTCTTTGACCGTACCATGACGAGCGGCGACCGTGGTATTTATCACGATCTTAACCCGAAGGGCGAGAACCACCCGTACTACACAGACGTGCTCAACTTCCATATGGAGAAGCAGCGGGAGAACCCAAACTACGGTTTCAACTACGGACATTTCACCATTGCAGACAACCTTTCCGTATCGGATGAACGCTTGAAAGAAATCCTTGCGACATACGACCGCAAGAGCATCTGGTATCAGCGTGATATCCTCGGTATGCGACGTGTTGCAGAGGGTTTGGTTTATCCTATGTTCTCGACCGAGCTGCACGTTACGGATGGTGAAGGTTCCGGCAATCGCTGGTTTGTGTCCTGCGACTACGGCACGATTAACCCGACCGTGTTCCAACTTTGGCGGTTTGATGAAATGACCTGCAAATCAACTTGTGTGCGTGCGTATCGGCACGACAGCCGCAAGGAGAAGAAACAGAAAACAGATGAGGAATACTACGCCGATCTTGAAACGTTCGTTGGTAGCCAGTATATCGAGGCGATTATCATTGACCCATCGGCTGCATCGTTCAAGGAAACAATCCGCAGACACGGTAAATTCCGTGTGCGTGACGCAGACAACAGCGTGCTTGACGGTATCCGACTGATGGGAACGCTGCTTGCTGCTGGTTATGCACAGTACAATGCAAGCTGTACTGGAGCAATCGACGAATTCGGCATGTATATGTGGGACGATAAATCCCCCGAAGATGCGGTTATCAAGGAGTTCGACCATGATATGGACGCATCACGCTATTACTTCCAGACGATAGTGCGCCGAGAGGTTAGAGCAAGGGGGCTTGTGAATGTTTGAACGGTTGAAGCAGTTAATAAAGGCGGTGAGGCAAGCAATGATTCCGGCAAACAAAATTGAAGAGCTGACAGGGGCAACGGCGGTCTATGATTCCACGATGCAGTCAAACATTGACTTGTGGCGACGGATGTATATGGACGATGCCGAATGGCTCGGTCAGCACGGCAACCGGAATGTTACGTCTTGTGGATTGCCGTCGGCTATCTGCCGAGCAGTAGCACGCCCAACCACCATTGAAAGCACCATCACTGTTGATGGCGGCGCACGAGCAGAGTTTCTGAATGAAAGCCTGCGCGGTATGATTCCACACATGCGAATTGACGTTGAAAAGGGTCTCTCGGTCGGCGGTTTCTTCTACAAGCCGTTTGTATCAGAGAACCGTGTGCTTGTGGACTTTAACACAGTCGGCAGCGCGTACCCGGTCAGCGTTGACAGCAACGGAGAGATCACAGCAGCAGTATTCGCGGATACCAAGCGAGAAAAGAACCGATATTATACCAAATTGGAGTACCACGAACTGAAAAGCGGCGTGTACACCATCAAGAACAAGGCGTACAACTCCGACAAGAACGGTAGTATCGGCTCGGAAGTACCGCTGAATACTGTAGAGGACTGGGCACAGATTGCACCGGAAACGACGATTCAGAACGTAGAACGTCCGCTTTTCGGCTTTTTTAAGGTGCCGATTGCGAACAACATTGAACCGGAAAGCCCGCTCGGCGTATCGCTTTACAGCGGCGCAGCGGTAGACCTCATCCGGCAGGCTGACCAACAGTGGGAACGGCTCATGTGGGAGTATGAAAGCGGCGAACGCCGTATCCTGATGAGCGATTCCGCGATTCCACAGCGCGTTGTAGATGAGCACGGACTATCGCACACGAACCCGCTGCTCCGTGACCGTCTGTTCCGCCGGATGCCGTTTGAAAACGTAGATTTCTATCAGGAGTTTTCGCCGGAATTCCGCAACGATGCACTATACAAGGGCTTCCAAGACACCTTGAAGATGATCGAACTGAACTGCGGCTTGTCTTTTGGAACGCTGTCCGACCCACAGACGGTAAACGCAACCGCAACCGAGATCGTATCCAGTAAGCAGACAATGTACGTCACCGTGAGGGATACGCAGGCGGCACTTGAACACGCTCTGAACGGCCTGCTGTACGGCATGGACGTTTACGCCACGCTTTACGGTCTTGCGCCTGCTGGTGATTGGGACTTGCAGTGCGATTGGGGAGACGGCGTTGTGCAGGACACCGAAAGCAAGCAGAAAGAACTTGCGGATATGCGCAATGACGTTTCTGCCGGTCTTATTCGAGGCGAGCTGTACATTGCAAAGAAGTACGGCGTAACCGAGGAAGAAGCTCGGGCAATGATGCCGAACGCTGAAAAGTTAACAGAGGGAGAGGAATAATCAAACTGTTAGCAAATCGACTTTGATAATCGCATAACCCACTTTGATAAAGTGAATCCAGCGCTGTAAGGCGCTTTTTTCATGCCCGCAACGGCATTAAACTACGGAAATTGGCTATCCTGCAAGCCTAAAAGTGCAGGCAGATCGGTGACGGCGACCACCTAAAACGCCTAATCTGAAAGGAGTACACACATGAAGAAAGAAGAACTGTTAGAAATCGGTCTGACTGACGAACAGGCAGATAAGGTTTTTGCACTGAACGGCAAGGACGTTGAGAAATACAAGTCACAGGCGGTAGAAGCCAAGAAAGACGTTACCGACCTGCGCGACCAGCTCACCCAGCGCGACAAGGACATTGAGGACTTGAAGAAAAATGCGGGCGACGCGGACGACTTGAAGACCAAGCTCGACACCCTGCAGAAGAAGTACGACACCGACACCGCAGAATTCCAGAGCAAGCTCGATGCCCGCGATTATGCGGATGCAGTTCGCTCCGGAATCGCCGCAAAGGGCATCAAATTCACCTCTAAGGCGGCAGAAAAGGCGTTTATCGCTGACCTGACCGCAAACAAACTGGAAATGAAGGACGGCACGCTGACCGGCTTTGACGATTACTGCAAGAAGCAGCAGGAATCCGACCCGGCGGCATTTCAGAGCGAAAAACCCGCTCCGACGTTTGCAAATCCGATTCAGAATCCCGCACCGCATGCGGTAAGTGCTGCCGGTCTGGCTGCACAGCGGTATTCCGCACAGTTCGCACCCAAGGGAAAGGAGTAAATAACCTATGGGCACTTATGTAAACAAAGCTGACGGTGCACACAAGCCGTCTATCCTCGCAAGCGAAGTTGGTCTGATTACCAAGACCCGTCTCATTCCCGCAACTCTCGGCACCGCTGATGGCAATCGAAAGGTTGTTAAGCAGGGCACTATCTTCCCGCTGAACGACAACACCGCAGAGGGCATTGTATTTGAGGATGTGGACGTAACCAACGGCGACCGTGTAGCTGCTGTTATTGTTGCTGGCCGTGTATATGCAAACCGCCTGCCCGCACAGCCGAGCGCGGACGATAGCTCCAAGACTGGCGCAAAGTCCACCCTCGAAAAGAGCGGCGTTGTTTTTGTTAACGCGCCGGAAACCACCAGAGCGTAAAGGAGTAATAACCTATGGAATTTGTAGAACTGCTGAAAGAAGCTGACCTGCTGGACTTCGGCCAGAATTTCAAAATTGCACGCCCGGAGCTGCCCGGCGACCGTCTGTTCCCCGACCAGAAGACCCAGAACATCACCGCAAAGTATCTCGCTATGTCTGACAGCGCATACCTGCCGACCATGGCAACCGTGCACGCGCTCGACGCAGAGGCACAGATCGGCTCCCGCCCGACCGCAAGCATCGTAACCGTTGAGAAGCTGCTCATCAAGCGCAAGATCAACCTTTCTGAGCGTGTCCGCCTGCTCCGCAACCACGGCGTAAGCACCAACAACGAGATTCTCGACTATATCTTTGACGATATGGCGCGTCTGGCCGAGGGTGTAAAGACCCGTACCGAGGTTGCAAAGCAGGAGCTGCTTGCAACCGGCAAGATGACCATCAACGAGAATCACGTCAATACCACTATCGACTTCGGCGTTCCGACCGACCACACGAACAAGACTTTCGATTGGTCTACCGAGGCAAAGGCGAAGACCATCCTCGACGATATTCAGGGCGTGCGTGATGCTGCTATTGCAACCGGCCGCGTGCTGCGTGAGATCGTCACCAGCTCTGCTGTTCTCAGCCTGCTTGCTAAGAGCGCTGTTATCCAGAACGCGCTTTTCGGCTCTGCTTTCGCTGGTCGTCTGGCAACTCAGGACGAGATTACGAGCCTGTTCTCTCGTCTGTTCGGCATTGAGCGAATCACTGTAAACGATCAGGTTTACAACTACGAAAAGGCAGACGGCACGCTGACTACTCAGCGCTACTTCCCGAAGAACAAGATTGCGTTCCTCGCAACTATGGCAAACGGTTCGTTCGGCGCTGGTCTGTGGGGTGTAACTCCGGAAGAGGAAGCGCAGGGCGCATTTACTGCTGCATCGCAGAACCAGTACATCACCATGACCCAGTGGCAGACCCCTGACCCGGTTGCAATCTGGACTAAGGCATCCGGTATGTTTATCCCGGTTCTGCCCGACCCGAACGGCCTGTACATTGCAACTGTAACCCTGCCGTCGTAAAGAAAGGAGCAATCCGCCGTGTACGCAAACTATGACTTTTACCGCACCTGTTACAAGGGTAATCTGATTGATGAGAAGGATTACGACCGCGTAGCAGGGAGAGCGGCGGATATTATCTCTTGCGCAACGCTCGGACGCTCTGACGGCGTTCTGAGCGACACTGTAATGCACCGAGTAAAACGCCTTAACTGTGCGCTGGCAGAAGTCATGCACAATCAGGAAACCGCAGAATCCGCCGTCTTTTCTACGGACGGCGGCGCGGTATCCTCTGAGAGTGTTGGCTCGTGGTCTCGCAGTTACGGCGCTAACTCTGCTATTGCTGCACAGGTGCAGAGCATTGAAGATCGGCAAAAACGACTTATCGCACAGTATTTGTGCGGTACTGGCTTACTCTATGGCGGTATCGGCTGATGAAGTATCCTATTACTCCGGAATACCTTGAAAATGCGCCTAAACCGCTTGTAAAAGCAATCCTTGCAATGGAAGATGATCTGTTGTATGAGATTTGCTCCCGCTTCAAACTGACCGGCGAACTGAACGAGGTAACGATCAACGACATACGCACGCTGAAAGCATACGGTCTAGACATGGATACCATCGAACGGCGTATCGCAAATCATACCAAGACCAGCACGGAGGAAGTGCAGGATGCGCTTGACCGCGTTGTAAAGCTGAACCGCGAGTATTACGGCGAGCTGTCCGACAAGGCAGGTATTACAATGCCACTCGAAATCGTGACGGCGCGAGAAATTGAACTGATTCGCAAGCAAATGCTCGATGAGTACCGCAACATTACCCGTTCTTTGGGTTTTGCTGTGCAGACGAACGGCGAAATCGTGTTCCGTCCTATCGCTAAAGCCTATCAGGCTGTGCTTGATAAGGCAGAAATGAAAGTGTACTCCGGCGGCTTTACGGTGCAGCAGGCACTTGAAGATGCAGTACGGGAACTGGCTGACAGCGGTATTCGCACGGTTGATTATGCGTCCGGTTGGATGAACCATGCTGACGTTGCGGCGCGGCGCGCTATTGTAACCGGTCTGAATCAGGTTACATCCAAGTATGCCGAAGAAGCGGCGGAGGTGTTGGAAACCGACTTATACGAAGTGACCGCCCATCGCGGAGCACGAGATAAGGACAAACCGCACGTCTGGTCAAATCATAAGCGCTGGCAAGGTAAGGTATACGCCACGAAAGACGGCAGCAAGTACCCGAATATCTACAAGGTTTGTGGATTGGGACAGGTTGACGGTCTGGAAGGCGCTAACTGTAGACACCACCGGCATCCGTTTTTGGAGGGCGTTTCTGAGCGCGTTTATACGGACGATGAACTAAAGAACATCGACCCGCCGCCGTTTGAGTATCAGGGCAAGACTTACACCGCCTACGAAGCGACGCAGATGCAGCGCAAGTTGGAAACAGCTATGCGGAAGCAGACACGGCGTAGGAGGGCGTTTGAAGCTGCCGGGGATACCGAGCAAGCCAACAATGCAAAGATACGTCTGCAAGCGTTACGGCGCGAATACAAGGCGTTTTCCGAAGCGGCAGAATTGCCGACACAGTTTGAAAGGGCAAAGGTGACAGCATGAAATTACCGCACACCGTGACGATCTTTCAGCCGTCCGGCCGAACAGTGCTTACGGGCGTGTTGCTGGAAAGCACCAGAGGCACAGCGGCAACGAAAACCGCACTCAACAGTGCAGATTCCGTTACGCTGCATATCCCTCTGCCGTGCGAACTTACGCTATCGTCTGAAAAGGACTATTTCGCCCGTGGTGATGTGCCGGAAGAGGGAAGTTACCAGAAATGCCGTGAGAAGCACGAGACATACCGGGTGACAAGCGTTTCGCGCTATGATTACGGCCTGTTGCAGCATTTGGAGGTGGGCGGACGATGATTTACTATTCTCTGTATCTGAAAGTGCCGAAAAACGTACTGGAAGATCGCGTTGCAAAGGCTAACAAGTGGCTTTGCGAGGAAATCATCAAGGACACCGATCAGTTTGTTCCCGCGCGAACCGGAGCGCTGGCAATGAATGTGCACCGGCAGGGGAATACCATCGTGTACGCCTCTCCTTATGCACGATTTCAGTATTACGGCAAGGTGATGATTGACCCGGCAACCGGCAGCACGTTTGCACCCAAGGGCACACGCAAGGCGTTGACAGACCGGAACCTCAAATACAGCAAGGGAATGCACAAGAATGCGCGTTCTCACTGGTTCGAGGCAAGCAAGGCGTTGAATGAAACGCGCTGGATGGAAGGAGTGCGCAAGATTTTGACCGATGAGTGAGAAATTGAACACGGTAACAGCTCGTGAACAAGACGGTGTTTCACGGGCTGTTCTTTTGTGGCTGAAAGGCTATGCTCCCGAAATCGAGTTTGAATATCTCCCGCCGGAACGGTCAGGCATGATGCTTACCAGTGTACAGAGCGCGTATAAAACCGCGCAGTACATTGACGGCGGATATGCTGCACAGTACCCGTTCGGCGTGATGTATCGCGCCCTGCCGACCGACAGCGAGGAACGTCTCGACGTTGAATCCTTGCTGAATGAGCTGGGAGCATGGGCGGAAGAAAACCCGCCTGATCTCGGCGAGGGAATGACCGTCACATCTGTTGAGCGAACGACCCCCGCGGGGCTTATCGCTCGATACGAAGATTTAACCGAGGATTACCAAATCCTCTTAACCATTAACTATGAAGTTGAGGTGTAAAAATGGCAACTGAAAAGATTAAACGTCCTCTGATTGCGCACTTTCTGGATACTACCGAGAAGATGGGCGAGTATTCCGCTGCAAAGTGGGCACGAATCGGCAAGAACGTAACCGAAGCATCTACGGACTACGGTGCACAGACCGAGACCGAGCAGGACATTATTTCTGATTCTGCAACTACTGAGATTACCGGCTATCAGCCGACCATGAGCGTTTCTCAGCAGTGCACCAAGGGCGACGATGTGTTTGAGTTTATCGACAAGAAGCGTCGCGCTCGTGCTACTCTGGCAGATTCTCACGCATGGCTGCTGAATGTGGACATGTGGAATGCTACCAGTGACAGTGACACTGCAACCTACGTTGCAGAAGTACAGGAAGTATCTGTACAGGTTGATACCTACGGCGGTGCAGGCGGCGAATCTCCGACGCTGGAATATACGCTGAACTATGTAGGCGACCCGATTCCGGGCACTGTTAAGATCACCGGCGGCGCACCGGTATTCACTGCGAACGTATCCGTATAAGGAGGTAACGAGGAATGGATAGTATCCGCGTAAACAGCGGCGTAAAGGTTATTGAAGTCAACGACAAGGGAGAGACGATCTCCCTTCCGCTGTCTGATGATAGCTTTGTCAAAGGCTTTTTCGACCTGCTGAATGAAATCAAAGACAAGGCAACGGCTATTTCTGAGAAGAAAGGCGACGTTCTGGACACGCTGGACGATATTGTGGCGTTTGACAAAGACGTTAGGGACAAAATCGACGCGCTGATTGGCGAAAATACTTGCGCGAAGGTGTTTGGTGCGGTGCTTCCGTCCTCCGACCAGTTCCTTGATTTCTTCGCACAGCTTACCCCCATCATTGACAGCCATGTTGAGAAGCGTGCAGCAAACATGAGCAAGTACAGTGCGGAGCGTGTCGGCAGTGTTTAATATGCTGCTCGACCGCCTGCCAAGCTCTTACAAGGGGTATCTGATTCGCACGGATTACCGCATCGGCATTCAGATTTCCCTTGCGCTGGACGACCCGGATTTAAGCGATAACGACCGTGTATGGGTGGCGTTATCCTTGCTTTACGGAGCAGGGATGCCACCCATTGACATTGCACTGGAAGGTTTACAGTGGTTTGTTCGCTGTGGCGACGATAGAGAGATTGAACCCGGCGGTAAACGCATGATGTGGTTCGATTTCGATTCTGCACGGTTGTACGCATCGTTTCGGCAGACGTTCGGCATTGAGCTGCACAAGGTCAATCTGCACTGGTTTGAGTTTATGGCAATGATGGAAAGCCTTAACGAAGATTCGGCAATGTCTCATGCCCTGCAAATCAGAGGCACGGACACAAGCAAAATGAAGGGAAAACAGAAACAGGAATACGAACGTCTCAAACGTAATTTAACCCCTGCACCCGCACTTTCCGAGGAGGAAAAGGAAGCTATTGACGCTTTCTGGGCGCAGATCAATTAGAAAGGCGGTGAATAAATGGCGGATGGCTCTATCAGAATCGAAGCTACTGTAAGCGACGAACAAGCGAAAAAGCAGATTGCACAAATGACGAAAGACATTGAGAAGCAATCAGCCGCCGTAGATAAACAAGCCGCAAAGGTACAAAAACTTGCTGAACAGTGGAACAAGGTAGCCGCTGGCGGCACGAAGGGCATTAAAATGCAAGCCGACCTTGCAGCAACGGAGAAAGAAGCCGCACGTCTGGCTGCTCGGTTGGATGAAGTAAACGCTGAGATTGAAAAGGCTCAGAGCGATTACAACACCAAACTGAAACAGGCGGCAACGGGCGCAATCCCACAGGAGGAATTCTCGGAATCGGCGCAAAAGCTGAATTCGCTTGTTGCTGAATCGGATAAATTGGGCGAAGCTCTGCGAAACGCAGATGATAAAGCGGCACAACTGAAACAACAGCTTGCCGAGATCAAGCAATCGTCCACGATGAGCAGCGCCGGTCAGAATGTACGGCAAAGCCTTGACAATGAGACGACGCAGTTAGGCAACATGAAGGCTGGGCTGAAACAGTCCAAATCGGAAATGAACGACTTCGTAAGTCAGACAAATTCCAAAATGGCTAAGCTGAAACGAGTTGTTGCGGGTTTAGGCGCTGGCTTGAAAACGTCTGTCGGCAGTCTGCAAAATTCGCTCGGCGGCAAATTGGGCGCTGCGATTGACAAGCTCAAATCCAAATTCTCCAATTTCGGACGTTCCAGCCAAAAGTCCATGAAGAAAGCAACGGGCGGCGTGCAGTCGTTCGGTGTACGTCTGCGTTCTATCGTTGCGGGCGCGTTGTTCTTCAACTTGATTTCCAAAGCGCTTACGGCAATGGCTGACCGTTTGGGCAAGGCTCTGCTTGCGAACCAAACGTTTGCAAAGTCGTTCGGACAGGTGAAAAGTAACCTGCTGACGGCGTTTCAGCCTATCTATGAATCTATCATCCCATGGCTGAATAAGCTGATGCAGGCTCTTGCACAGGTAACGGCGCAGATGGCGCAGTTTATCGCGTCTGTGTTCGGTACGACCGCACAGCAGGCGCAGGAAAATGCAAAGGAACTGAACAAGCAAACGGATGCACTGGATTCCACGGCATCGTCTGCGAAGAAAGCTGAAAAGGCTCTTGCATCGTTCGATACAGTCCAGAAATTAACCAATAACAGCAATAACACGACCGACCCGAGCGCACCTAAGTTTGATACGGATTATTCCGCAGTAAAAAATCAGACACCGCAATGGCTCACTGACTTCTGGAAAGTATTTCAGGATTCGTGGGCGCAGTACGGACAGCAGACCATTGAAAGCGCAAAGAACGCTCTTTCTGCGCTGAAAGACATGGTTTCCGCTATCGGTCAAGCATTTATGTCGGCCTGGACGAACGGCACAGGTCTTGAACTGCTGAACAATATTCAACTGCTGCTGCAAACCATCTTCAACCTGATTACCGCCATTGCAACGGCATTTACCAATGCGTGGAACACGAACAACACAGGCGAACAGATGTTGCAAGCAATCATGAACTTGCTGAACACGATCATTCAGATTATCACATCTATTGGTCAGGCGTTCATTGCGGCATGGAACGATGGTAACGCAGGACAAGCCATGTTGCAGGCAATCATGACGGCGATTACGAATGTTGTTAGCTTTGTAAATTCCATCGGTCAGGCGTTCCTTGTTGCTTGGAATCAAGCCGGTTTGGGCGAAAGCATTATGGGGCACATCATTTCCATCGTCACCAATATTGCAAACGTGATTGGAAATATCTCGCAGAGATTGCAGGAAGCGTGGGAGAAGAACGACAACGGCGTGCAAATTTGGGAAGCAATTCTCGGTATTGTGGATTCGATTCTCGGATTTATTGACCGAATCACGGAAGCTACTGCACAATGGGCGGCACATCTTAACTTTGAGCCGCTTATGGAATCTATCAAGAATATCCTGCAAGCGATCAAGAATCTTGCGGATTCGCTCGGTGATGTACTGGGTGATTTGTACGAAAATGTCGTCCTTCCGATGCTGACGTGGGTAATTCAAACCGGATTGCCGGGTTTGATTAACCTGCTTGCAAGCGTGATTCAGTTCCTTGCGGAGCATAAGACATTGCTTGCACTTCTCACTGACGCAGTAATTGGCTTTGTTACAGCGTTCAAAATTACTTCTATCATTCAGCAGCTTGCGTCTATGGCAACGGCAATCGGAAAGGTAGTCTCCGGAATTAGCCCGCTGACGGCTGTATTGGCTCTTGTAATTGCGCTGACTGCCGGAATTATGAGTGCATGGAGCAATCTTACTCCTCTGGAACGTGCAACAACCGTTATTTACGGAATTGTTGCCGCTGTTGCTGCATTGGCTGTTGCACTTGGTGCAGTAACCGGCGCAGCGGGTGCTATAGCGGCGGCTGCTGCATTGGCTATCGGCATTGGCATGGTGTATAAGAACATCAACGCTGCAAGCAAACGATCTGCATCGTCCACAAGAGCCTACAGTCTCGGCAATGCCGATCGACCTGTTGCGCCTTATTCGCTTGACATTCCTGCCCTTGCAAATGGTGCGGTTATCAGCCCGAACAGCGAATTTCTCGCTCTGCTGGGCGATCAGAAAAGCGGCGTGAACGTGGAAACCCCATTGTCCACCATGATTGATGCGTTTAACGCGGCACTGGACGCACGCGGCGGTACGGGCAACAGCAGTCAACCTATCGAGCTTTACATCGACGGCGCAAAGTTCGCCCGCATTACCGGCCCGTACAACAGCGGCGAAACACGGCGACGCGGCGTGAGCCTTGTAACAGGAGGTGCATAAATGGAACTTACTGTAGACGGCAAGAAGTACAACGTCCTTGTTACAGGACTTACCCGTAAATTTCAAGTGCTCGACGGCGAGAACGCAGAAAGAACACTCAGCGGCACAATGATTCGTGATATCATCGGCACGTTTTACAACTACGAAATGAAGTTGATGCCGATGGTCGGCAAGTACGGAGACTACGACGCGCTGTATCAGGTGTTGAGCGCACCGCAGGACAGTCACAGCGTAGTGTTACCTTACGGACAAGGAACGATGAGTTTTAGGGCGTACGTTACTGCCGGACAAGACAATCTCATCCGCAAGAAACCCGGAGAATCATACTGGACGGGACTTTCCGTTCAGTTTATCGCAATGGCACCGCAAAGGACGTGACACATGGGAACCAATACAATCACATATCTTGACCGCACGTTCGATGCACACGATGTAATCAGCGGAAATGCGTACTATGCGCGTCCGCTGAACAGTGCCTCGCTGGAAATCGACACGTTTTCCTTTGATGTGCAGTCGGATGATACCAGTTTAACGGAGTTTATCCGTAACACCCCACTGACTTTCTACCATGACGGAAATCAGATGGGGATTTTTTATGTGCAGACAATCTCTCGCACATCTATCAACACTTACCACTTTACTTGCACCTCGACCGTTGGCCTGCTGGATGAAACCTACCACGACGGAGGTATCTATACCGGCGAAACCGTGCGCAAAGTGTGTACGGACATTTGCTCACCGCTGACCTGCTATGTGAAGTCCAACATTGCAAATATCAAATTGTATGGATGGCTGCCTATCGCAACGCGGCGCGAAAACCTTGCGCAAGTGCTGTTTGCTATTGGCGCAACGCTGAAAGTGGACTACAACGGCGCAATCCGTATCGAGGGCTTGTGGGACGGACAGTCGAGCGAAATCACCGCAAGCGAAATGTACGCGGGCGGCTCGGTAGAATATGCAACTCCGGTTACGGAAGTTATCGTTACTGAGCACGCCTATTCGCAGAGCACAACGGAAGTTACGGAACTGTTCAACGGCACTACCTCGGCGGGCGATAAGATCACGTTTGACGACCCATGCTATGACCTCGAATCCGCAGGCTTTGAAATCACGGAAAGCGGCGCAAATTATGCCATTGTTACTGCTGGTTCCGGCGTGCTGAACGGCAAGAAGTACACTCACGTTACGCGACAGATTATCACCCCAACAAATACCCGCAGCCGCAGCTTGGTTAAACAGTCGGACAACACGGTAAAGGTTGAGAACGCAACGCTTGTATCTCTGGTAAACGCAAACGCTGTTGCGGAACGCCTTGCCGAATATTACAGCCACAATGAGCGCATCAACAACAAAATCGCCATCAAGCGTGAAATCCCCGGCGATGTGGTGCAGATTACGCACCCTTACGGCGGTGAAGTAACCGGATGCATTGAAAGCGCCGATGTTACCATATCCGGCAGACTGGCGGCGCAGGAAAGCGTGCTGGTTGGCTATAAGCCACAGGATATTGGAGAGCAAGAATATTACGATACGGTTGAGGTTCTGACCAAAGACGGGACGTGGACTGTGCCGGATGGAGTTACAAGTGTCCGTATTGTTCTGATTGGCGGCGGTGCAGGCGGCGATTCAGGCGAACGCGGTGAAAACGGCGAAAGTACAGATGAAGCTACCAATACCAACGGAACTCTACGCCCCGGAAAAGGAGGAAAAGGAGGAAAAGGAGGAACCGCAGGCAAGGGCGGAAAAATTTATACTATCGAACTGAAAGTAACTCCAAACGATCAATTCAATGCAAAAATCGGCGTTAAAGGAGTAGGCGGAGAATATACCTCTGATACTGTGAATGCAGGAACAGCTGGCACGGACACTTCTTTCGCGGGATATACATCGCAAGATGGCGCATCATCTTCTGAGGGATTTTCTGAACCGACAACGGGAATAACGTATGGTGTATGGGGAACCGATGGAATCACAGGCGCAGATGGCGGTGATGGAGGTGTTCCAAGCACCGATGAAAAGGTGAGCGGCAATCCGGGAGGCGATGTTTTAACATATCTCGGAGGAAAGGGTGGAACTGGCGTTCGTGGAACCAAAAGAGATGGAACCGTTGTAGGCGGTTCTGGCGGTGGCGGCGGTGGCGCTGCGTATGGCATAAATGGTTCGGATGGCGGAAATGCCATTATGAGCAGTGGCGGCCTGCGAACAATTCATGGCTATACAGGAGGAAACGGTGGAACTCCAGATGCAATTATAGCACCGACTATATACGGCGCTGGTGGACACGGCGGACACGGTGGCGGTGGCGGCGGCGGTGTAGGCGCTGTAACGCTCAACGCAACTTATTCATCAGAATCTGGAGGAGCAGGCGGAGCAGGAACGAGCGGGACTGACGGTGCACCGGGTTGCGTCCTTATTTATTATCGCCTGCCTAAAGCGCTTTCTGCTTCCGGTGCAGTCCATGACAAGAACGGCAAAATCATTTCAGACAAATACGGAAGGAGGTTGGTTGTTTAATGGCTGATACTTACTATACAAGCCGTTACGGCGGTGAGGACATTGATAATGCAGTCGATAAAGTAAACGACACCTCAGCCGGAAACGATGCACTCAAAGCGGCATTAGACGCGCTGACTGCGCGTGTCGCGGCATTGGAGGGCAAGAACACATGATCTATTTCAACAACTGGGAGCTGACCGCAGATTGTGAAGTAATTGCCCGCCAGCATGATAATCTGACGCGCTCCATCACAGTTACAGGTGATCTCCCGTCTGACTGGACGTGGGAAATGTATGTGTCAGCGGGCGTAAACATGGATATCCTGCCGATGCAGCAGGACGAAACCGGAATCTCGGTGTTGCTGACTGCACAGAATTTGCCTGTTTCAGGTGAGTACACTTTCGAGCTACACGGCACGCAAGGCGAGAAAACGCGCAGCACAAACAGCGTCCATGTATACATCCCGCCTACGATGAGCGGTGATTCACATTGGCCGGAAATTCCTACGGCGTTTACTGACCTCGAAAAGCGAATGAAAGCGCTTGCCAACACTTACCCGACAATTGGCAATAACGGCAACTGGGTAATTGCGGGCAAGGACACGGGCGTAAGCGCGAAGGGCTTAACTCCGTTCATCGGAGACAACGGTAACTGGTGGATTGGCGAAGAAGATACCGGTGTACCCGCATCGGGCGGCGGGCATGGTAACGTGTTTTCAAATGATGTTTCCGCTATTCGCGTCTTGACCCGTGCAGAGTATGACGCAATCGAAAAGCACGATGAAACTGTGCTTTATCTGATAACGGGGTGACGGAATGTATATCGGAGACAAAAGCATTATCGCGTATTTCTTAGGAAAGATGGGAATTTACGAGGCGTATTTGGGTGATGAATTGCTCTATCGCCGCAAGAGTTCCTACCTTTACCTTGAATTGAACACAAAAGGAGTGTAAAACATGGCATCTTTCTTTAATTTAACGTTGGATACGACCGCGCCTGCCGGGCTTACTCTCAAGCTGAACAACGGTGCTGCTTATGCAACCAGCACGGCGGTAACGGCAACGATCGGTCTGACGGATACCGAAACTACCGGCTACCAGATGAAGATTTGGGGCGTAGCGGGTGCAGCAACGGAATCCGAAGCGGCATGGGCAACGTTTGTAAAGTCTAAGGCGATCACGCTGACCACTGGCGACGGCCAGAAAACCGTATCTGTTAAGGTGCGAGACGACGTAGGCAACGAAACCGCAACGGTTACCGCGAAGATCACGCTGGATACTGCCGTTCCGGTTGTTACGATTACCGGCCCGGACAAGAGCAAGATTTCTAAGGTGGCAACCTTCAACGTATCTGCGTTCTCGTTCTCTGCTAATGCGGACTTCGAGGAATACAAGATCAAGGTTGTTCCGAGCGAATCCAGCCTTGAAAATGCAGGTACTCAGATTCCGGTTACTGCCGGTTCTACCAATACCAGCGGCACTGCAGGTGGCTACAAGAAGGACACCGCTATCAACGTCACTATCAACGGCGCAGACCTCGAAGCTGCATCTTCCGGTGACGGCGTGAAGATCGTCAAGGTGTTCGTAAAGAACGCTGCCGGTACTTGGAGCGTGGCGTAAATGGCAGCTCCAAATCTGACTTTTTCCATCACGGGAGAGAGGATTTCGGCGGTTTCTGGCTTCGACAAAGTTATTGTTGCGTTTCAGTCGGACATTCCGTATCAGGCATTCGAGTGCCGCGCTACGAAGTCCGGCGAGGAATGGGGCAGAGGGAGAGGGACGCTCATTGCGTCCTTCTCTCAAACCCCTGCTGCAACACAGCGACAGTTCGAGGTATACGACGATTTCTTGCTTTCCGGTGACGGCATTTACCGCATTTCCCTCTATGCACAGGGTATGGATGGCAGTTGGAACGACAACTGGGGTTTTATCCCGTCTGACAGCAGCGAAACCATGCTGGACGCAGAAGGAAACGAATTTCTTTGCATGAAGGAGTGATGGCATGGCTTATAATTCTTCACATACCGGCGCACAGATTGATGATGCGGTCGGTAAAGTAATTGAAAAGTCGGGAACATGGGATAACAAGCAAAACAAAATCGAGGGCAAGAAAGGGCAGTATGCAGGTTTTACAGAAGACAATGTACTTGGCGCTGTAAATGCTCCGAGTTCTGGCGGTGGTTCAATCATCACCATCACGTTTGCAAGCGATTTTGTCGGTCAGACGTGGACGCTCAAGGGCGGCAGCGAAACCTACACCGGCACGGTGGACAGCAGCAAGACGGCCACGGTAAGCGTGCTGGGCATCGGCACGACGTACACGCTGGCGTGCGTGCTGGGCGGCGTGACGTATACGGCTGAGGTGACGACCAAGGACTACTACACGGCGCTTGCAGTAACGCTTGAAAAATTCCAGAGTACGATTACCGTAACCGTAGATAGTGGTTCAACGGTAACGGCTACGCTCGGCAGTACGGTACTGACCAAGACAAGCAATGGTACGGCGGTATTTACCATCGGCAAGGCGGGTACGTGGACGATTAAGGCTACCAAGGGTGACCAGACCGCAGAGGGTACGGTAAGCATTACCGCCAGCGGTCAGAGTAAGGCGCTGACGCTGAGTTACACTAATGTGTTCGGTGTTTGCTGGGATACGAGCAATTCGAGCACGGCGCTGACGCGCTTAACTCCGAGCACTGACCCTTACGGACTGGTTACGCGGTCGGTGACAACTGAGCCTAAACCTGCGGTCGGTACTGGTTCGGGCAGTTCGCCTTTTGATAGCTATGCACCGTGGAACGGCATGAAAGAGTGCAATCTGAACAATGCGGGCGCTGTAACAGCATGGAAAGGGGATAGTGGATTCTCGCGTTCCAACAACTTTACCATGGTGTTTATTCCGGAGTTCTATGTTGCGGCGAAACGTAACGGTACGAAGCAGTATTTCTATGTGTCGGATAAGCCCAAGACTGGAATGACGAAACATCCGGGCAGTGGAAAATATATCGGAAAGTATCACATAGGGAGTCAAATCGTAAGCAAGTCCGGCGTATCCCCGCTTGTTGATCATTCTCGTTCATGGTTTAGAACCGGTACGAAGAATAGGGGCTCGAAATTCCACCTGTATGATTTCGCAACTTATTGCGCAATTATCTTTCTGTATATTGTGGAATTCGCTGATTGGAACTGTCAAAAAAAATTTGGCTCTGGAATTACTAATGGCAGTATGCATTCGAATGGTGATACAGACAACATGAAGTATCACACAGGGCGTACTAATGATTTTGCTGGCGATGCACAGAATCCAGTGCAGTATCGCTGGATTGAAAACCTGTGGGGTAATGTAAACCAGTGGGTGGACGGCTTCAACGCGAACGGCGCGGAAGCATACTACTGCACCGACCCGAGCAAATATGCGGACGATACGACGACCGGCTATACCAAAATCGGCACGCTGCCTGCGTCCGGCTACATTAAGGATTTGACCGTTACCGATAACGGTCTGCTCATTCCTAAAACGACCGGCGGCTCAGAAACAACGTACATTCCGGATTATGCGATCTCGTCCTCTGGCTGGCACGTGCTGTGTGTTGGTGGCGGTTGGGGCGATGGTTCGAGTGCGGGTCTGTTGTTCTTCTATGCGAACTTCGCCTCGTCGGATTCGGGCTCGGGCGTCTCCGCGCGTCTCCTGTGCGAACCTTGAAAGGAGTGACAAGAAATGAAGGTACACGGCGATGTAAAACCGCCTGAGATTGCGGCGGGCAGTATGCCAAACAAGCCCGGCAGGGCATGGGTACGGCTGACCCAGAATGCCAAGCAGGAGAAAGACAAGGACGGTCATACCGGTTGGGTGTACGATGAGTACATTACTGAGGTGGATGACACACCCGGTCTGTTAGACGAGGTAACAGCCAACTACGACAATCTGCTGCGGGAAGCCAAGGCGAACGAGAAAAGCAAGGCTGACCTCGTGGCAGAAAATGAAGAACTGGTGGCGCAGAACGCAATGCTTAAGCAGCAGGTGGCTGCGCTGACCGATCAGCAGTCTTTTTACGAAGACTGCATCGTGGAAATGGCGCAAATTGTTTATGCGTAAGTTAATCAACAATATTCGAGAACGTTTTGAAAGGACGGTTATTATGATGGCAATTTTGTTCGCGCAGAGAGTAATCCTCGGCAAGTGTGAGTTTGAGCAGGTGCCGAAGAAGTTGCGGAAGCAGGTAGCGGAAATCCTGATCGACGAGTGCGGTATGCCGGAGCTTGTGCCTGCTGAGTTCGGCGGTACGGCGGAGTAAGCACACGATAAACACAACGGAAAAGGAGTAAAGTTATGTATCCCAACAACATCTACATCAAGAACTACGCAGAAGTGAAGAAGTACCACGGAGACATGGGCGTGCAGCTCGATAAGTTCGATAACGCCCACAACCTCAAGCATGACGCGCTCTCGCGCGCTCAGTACAAGCACTGGCGCGCACAGCAGACCGGCGTGCCTGAACTTCTCAGCGTTGAGGATAAGCGTCTGCTGGGGATTTGATTATGCCGACGGAAGTTATCTGCACCATTATCACAGGTGCTGCCGGAATTATCTGCGCTGCTATGGCGGCGCAGTCCGGCAAGCGTGATAAGAGAGCAAGGGAAGAAGCGGAGCGGGTAAACCGGAGAGCGGAACAACGAGCCAAAGAGGGACGCTTGCAGCTTGCAATGATTAACGCAAACTGTCAGCTTACCGTTGGCGTAGCAATGGCGTTAAAGCGCGGTCACTGCAACGGTGAGGTAGAAGCAGGGCTTGCGGCTATTGAAAAGACGACGAAGGAATACGAGCAGTTCTTAGAAGGAATTGCTATAGACCATATTGCGAGGTGAGAGTATGAAGGTAAATATCCCTGTACGAATGAAGAACCCGTGGTTTTGGGTTGGCGTGGTGTCCGTAGCGATTACGGCGATTGGCGTTGACCCGCAGACATTTACGAGTTGGGCGGCTGTGTGGGACGGCATTGTTTCGGTGCTGTCTAATCCGGTACAGCTTGTTACCATGTGTCTGGCTATCCTCAGCGTGTTCGTAGACCCCACCACAGCGGGTATTACGGATTCCCAAACGGCGCTGACCTACACCGCACCGAAAAAGAAGGGTGAGTAAATGAGTATTCCGTTTAAACAGTGCAATCCGAACAACTATCAGAAGGGACGTTCGTTCCCGATAAACTGGATTTGCTTACACTTTACGTCCAACAACGGCGATACGGCACAGAACAATGCAGACTTTTTTGCAAGAGAAAGCGGACTGCGTGCCAGTGCACACTACTTTGTAGACCCGAACGGCGTTGTGCAGAGCGTAAAGGACGGCGACACGGCATGGCATTGCGGCAGGGAACGCGGCGGCAGTTACTACAACGACTGCCGGAACGCTAATTCCATCGGCATTGAAATGTGTAGCGTTATCCGCAACGGCGTGTACGTTATCCCCGAGGATACCATGAAGCGTGCCGCAAAGCTGACCCGTGAGCTGATGGCAAAGTACCACGTACCGGCATCGCGCGTATGCCGTCACTATGATGTGACGAGGAAAAATTGTCCCGAACCGTGGATTCGCAATCCTCAGTTGTGGGAGAAGTTCAAAACCATGTTGACAGAGAAAGAGGTTGAAGATATGACTGAACAGCAGACACGAAACATTGTAAAGCAGGAGATTGCAAACGCTGAGAACGCCAAGAAGGTATATAACACGGTAGACGCAGTACCCGCATGGGGCAAGGCAACCGTGCAGAAGCTGGTGAACAAGGGCTTTCTGCAGGGTGACGATCAGGGCAAGCTCGCACTGACGACCGACCTGCTGCGCCTGCTGGTTATCAACGACCGTGCACATCTGTACGGCTAAGTTGCGGACGGACATAAAAGATGGTATAATTCTATCAAGATTGGAAAAACGCATTGTTCCTGCGCTCCTCGAAGCCTTATGAACCTACATAGGGTATAGACGTAGAGGACGCGGGACGGTGTGTTTTTATAGGGTGCGAAGCGCGAAAGTGTGTCGCACCCGATTTTTTATACAAGGGGAAAGATATGCGGTGACACCATAACGAGGGGATACCGCATGAAATTAACGGAATTTACAAGGCCGGAGGTGGAATACTTCCGGCGTGAGTGCAATTTTACACCAGAAGAGCGCGCCGTGTTTGACCTACGAACATCGGCGCGCTCTATTACTCAGATTTGCATGACGATGCACATGAGCGAAAGCACGGTGCATCGTCGGTTGAACAGCATCAAATGCAAAATGCTGCGCGTGCTGTGACAGCAAGTTGACAGATTTGTGACAGGTTTTCACGCCCGGCAGACCTTATACTTTCAGTATAAGGAAGTGATCGCATGAGTTACGAACAGAGACTTGAACGCATGGGGTATGACCCTGAGTGCGCTCGTCGCATTGTAGCAGTTTACCGCAACGCAGGCAACACAGATTGCTTAGAGGAGTATATATCCTACAAAGAAGCGGTAAGTAAATCCATCAGCGAACACGTTACGGAGGTGCTGGGTTAATGGCATATCCTTATGGTTACACTGGCTACACGCCGCAGTATCAACAGCAGTACCCGCAACAGCCAATGCAGACACCAATGCAACAGCAGGTGCAATCTCCACAGCATATTGTTCGACCTGTGGCAAGTATGGAGGAAGCACGCGCGGTACAGACGGACTTTTCCGGTGCGCTTACTATCATGCCAGACACAGCACACGGAGCGATCTACACCAAACAGCTTAATTTGCAAACCGGCTGTGCTGACTTTGTGATGTATCGCAGAGCACAGGAGCCGGAAACGAATAAACCTTCGGAAATAGATTTGTCGGAATATGTTCCGAGAACGGAATTCAACGAGCTTATCCGAAGGTTTAACAAGTTATGTGAACAACTGGGAGGTGCAAACGATGGTAAATAATCCGATGATGCAGGTGTTGCAGCTTATGAGGAACGGCGGGAATCCTATGGCAATGCTGAACCAAATGACCGGCAATAATCCTATGGTGAGCACCCTAATGAAATCCATGCAGGGCAAAAGCCCGGACGCACTGCGGCAGATGGCAATGAACATTGCAAAGGAACGAGGAATCGATCTCGATCAGTTTGCACAGCAGTTCGGCATGAACATCAAGTAAATATCCATTTTCAGTTTTGACGGAATCTTGACGAAAATCCGGCGTGAATTTGTCATGTTCGGAAAGCGTACGGTTCCGATCAAATATAACTGAAAAGGAGAATATAACATGGATAACGATTTTGCAACCGGCTATGCTCTTGGCAGTGACAGCGGCAACAACTCTGGCAACGGTATGTGGGGCGGCGATGGCTCTTGGATTTTTGCGTTTCTGATTATCGCGCTGATCTTCGGCGGCAACGGCTGGGGCTGGGGCAACAACGGCGGCAACGGCGCAGGCTATCAGGGTGCAGTAACGCGCAGTGACCTGTGCAGCGAGTTCAACTTCAACGACCTATCGCGTTCGGTTCTCGGCATTCAGAACGGCCTGTGTGACGGCTTTTACGCCGTGAATAACGGTATGCTTACCGGCTTCAACACGCTCGGCAGCGCGGTTTCTAACGGCTTCCACGGTGTAGACAACGCAATTTGTCAGCTCGGCTACCAGAACGCACAGCTTATCAACGGCGTAAACCAGAACATGAACACTGGCTTTAACGGCGTAACTGCTGGCCTTACCGCACTGGGTACGCAGATGGCTTCCTGCTGCTGCGACACGCAGCGTCAGATCGAGCGCGGTTTCTGTGACACCAACTATAATGCCGCAACCAACGCGCGTGATATCATCCAGACGGCGCACAACGACACCGACCGCATTATTGCACGCCTCGACCAGATGGAGAGCACCCGTCAGGCGGAGAAGATCGCGGCACTCCAGAACGAGAACCAGACCTTGAAGTTCACGGCTTCTCAGGAGGCGCAGAACAACTACCTTGTAAACGCGCTGCGTCCGGCACCCGTTCCGGCGTTTCCGGTCCCGGCACCTTACCAGTTTTCCGGCTGCGGCTGCAACACCTGCTGCGGCCTGTGAGAGATACGTTCAGCCGGGGGGCATTCCCCCGGCTTTGATAGGAGGTTTTGATTATGGCTTGCAAGCCTGTACAAAAACTGTGTCCGAACCTGCGTATCTCACAGGGCGTGACTTACGCAAGCGGCGTGCTGACGGTGAACATTCCGGCGGGAGATTACCAGAACGGCTGCGTATACGGAATCGTAATCGCTCAGAACATTCCGAGCACAACGATCATCGGCGCACCGGTAGTAATCACAATCGGCGACGGAACGGTAACGTATCCGCTACTGAAATGCAACGGCGCACAGGCGACAGTGTTTAATCTGGACACCCGTCACAAATACCTGTGTCGCGTTGTCACTTCGTCCAGCGGCGGCAGTTTCCGAATGCTCGGTAATTCCTGCTGCTCTCATTCTGACGCGCTGCGGTCTATTAACGGCACAGCGCCGACGGTGTAAGGGGGTATCATCATGAAACGAGGAACCCGAATGCTGTTGATGCAGCACACCCGCCGAGAGAATGCTTCGCCGGAGGAATGGAGAATCCGCAAGACGTATCCCGAAGATCGCCAGCATTACGGCGTGCGGTATCGGTACAATCATATTGAGCCTTACGGTTACTATGATGAGCGTATTCACGGCGGCGAACCGGAGATGCGGAATTATCGCCGTTATTCTGACGGACGCTTTGCGCCGAAAAGCAGCATGGAATATCCGGAGTATGACGAGTACCCCGATTACGAGGACGAGATGCGCCCTATTGGCTTTCGTGACGATGATGCTTACATGGGGGATACTTCTTATGTAGGTGACAAGACGCACGGTTCTGAGCGCACTATGGGCTATGCGTCCAGCACGCACACCGGACGTATGACTAAGGACATGGCGGACGAATGGCTGCACAACATGCAGAACGCTGACGGCACGACCGGCCCGCACTGGACGTTTGAACAGTGCAAGCAGGTAATGCAGCAGCACAACTTGAATTACGACCCGGTAGAATTCTGGGTGGCAATGAACGCTGTTTACTCCGACTTTTGCAAGGTCAACGAGAAACACGGCATCCGCAACATTGATTACTATGTTGACGCTGCTTGTGCGTTCTGGCTCGAAGACAAGGACGCAGTGAAAAATAAGGAAGCGGCATACTATCGGTATGTTGTGAAGCATTAAATGAAGGGAGGGCAAATGCCCTCCCTTCATTGCGGTGTTGAAGTCCCGCGCTATCTGTGGTACAATGTATAGGTCAAGTGGGACTAAACATGGGACTAAAATTTTTGAAGTGTCAAAAGTTCAGACATACTGTGGGGTTTCGAAATTTCACCTCGTCCTTGGTAAGGATGAGGTCACCAGTTCAAATCTGGTTAGCAGCTCCATATTAAAAAGCCTTGTTTCTTTGGTAAATCCATTGAAACAAGGCTTTTTTGTTATTTTATACGGCTTTGAGCACTGCTGCACGAAGTTCTTGCAGCTCTCGCATAATGTCAGCCATAGGCGTTTTTTGCACTTCGCTGATGGGACTAAATGTGGGACTGAACAAGGCGGCTAATTGCTCACCTGCACGCTCAATCATATCCTCGCCGGTGTGAGTGTAAATCTTGGCGGTGATCTCTATAGATGCGTGTCCCATGAGTTTGCTTGCGACGTTGAGCGGTACGCCCGCACGTTCTAAATCCGTGCAGAACGTGTGGCGCAGATCGTAGGGAACGATAGGCGGCATCTGCTCGGCAATGGGTGAGATTTTCCCCGCCGCGATCAACTCACGTTCGGTATCATCCATAGCGGCGCGGAAACCCTGCCACATGGCACGCATGGACTTATCATCGTACAAGTGCCCGTTACGCGGAAAAACCAATTCACCGAACGAGCCGGCTTTCGGCAGGACTGCGGCAAGCTGGGGGATGATTGGGATTTTGCGAACGCCTGCGTCTGACTTGGGGTATTTCTCGGCGCGGGTGTCCCGGTCGTATGCCTTGTCAACAGTAATCATACCGCCTGTAATATCGGCGTATGTCAGCACAAGGCTTTCCGCCGGACGCAAGCCACTATACAGCAGAGTAAGCACCCACGTCCCCGCAGGATGCGTCTTTGCAGTTTCCAGTAAAATAACACGTTCTCGGTCTGTAATGCTCCTGTGGCTCTTCTGCTTGCCAGTACGGGGCATCTTCAAATCTTCCGCAGGATTATTGACGCACAAGCCGTTCTGCTTGGCTGCGCGGAACATCTGCTCGATGGCCTGCTGCACCTTCTTTACGGTGTCCGGCGCACGTCCTTCCGCAGAGTTAAGCGCTTCCTGACAGTTCAGCGGACGCACTTTGCTGACTGGGATATCCCCAATGTAGGGATAGACGTAGTTCACAAGTCGTCCCTCAATCAGCCTGCGCGTGGATTCCTTCACGCCGGACTTGTAGGTTTCTACCCAGCGTTTCCCCCATTCCTTTACGGTAACACCGGCTTCAATGAGTTTACTTCCGGATTCGATCTCTGCGCGTTTTGCCCTGATTTTCTCGTTGAGTTCCTTTTCGGTTTTTGCTCTCAGGTCGTAATGCTTTCCCATATACGTTCCGGTCTCACGGACAAAGCCGCGAGGGTCTTTTTTTCGACGTGGCATTGCATTTTCCTCCTATTTTCGATATAATAAGAGGGTAGAATTCCGTTGCACAAGATTTCTACCCCCGTATAACGTCCACCGGTTGCCGCCGGTGGGCGTTTTTTATGCCCAAAATTGTTTTCCGCATTTCAAACAAGTGACGCGGACTTTTTTCGCGCCCTTGTTTCCGGCTACGGCACCGATCAATCCCAGCCCCAGCGGCGCGGTCACGGCTGCGCCTACCACGGCCTTGCCGATGCCGAATCCCTTCTTATGCGCAGAAAGGGAAGTGGAGCCGCAACGCGGACAACGCGCTTGTGCGTTCATTTCTTTTTGCTGTAGTTTGTTCGCCTTTTTCAGTTCGGAAAGCTGCGCCTTTTGCAATTTAACCGAAGGGTCGTTCACTGCTTGCACTTTTATGATCTTCTCAATCGGTGCTTCAATCTGACGCTTCATGCGGATTGCATCCAGCATGCCGTATTCCTTCGGCTTTACGTTATCCTCGATATAGTCTAACGCTTTACCGATAGTGACAGAATCGTAATCGGTGCATTTGCGGAAGAATGCAGACATGCCGGTTCTGTCCTTGTAAACGCCGTAGATCGTGGAGAGGTCGATTAAATCGCCCTCTTTATCGTAATACTCGTGCGTTTCCTTTGGGGCAACGGTTTGTGCAGGTAGTTGTTCACCAGCCTTTGTTCCGCAGTTCGGGCAAAAATTTCCCTCGAATTCCGTGCCACAATTCGTGCAAAACATAATTCCACTTCCCTTTTATTTCTTATACTTCGGATTTCCCAGCATGATTTCAAGGAAATCCAATGCTTTTTCCTGCCCGTCCTCGGTAAGCTGATTGAATATTGTCGTCAGCCGAGATTGACGGGCGATTTTTTGTGTCTCATCATACTGCGCGAGATCGTGCAGCATGAATTCGATTGAGTTTTGCATACGCTCTAAGCCTTTTAGATTGGCTTCGAGCCATGCCTGCTTTTCCTGCTCGGTTGCTTGACCGGCTGCTACTTTCTGCTGTAGCTCCACCATTTCCGGCGCACTGTTTACACGGATTGAAGCATCAGGGCTTAACTCGTTCATGCTTACGCCGAGCGCGTTTGCCAGCTTCACAATGTTTTCGTGCGAAAGCCGTTTGCTACCTCTTTTTACAATCGAATATAGTGTTGTATACGGCATTTCTGCGCGTTCTGAAAGCGCACGAAGTGAAATTCCCTGCGATTTTGCAACTTCTTCTATTCTTTCTCCAATAGTCATATTATCACCCTTGTAACGCATTGCGCATAAAATTGTTGACACCAAAACGTTTTGCGTATATAATTCAATCATGGAATATCGCAATGCGAATAAGAAAGGAGACTATATGCGCATTGACAGAATCAAGTTTGCCGCTGTTATGGCGAAAAGCGGCAAACGCGGAAAAGATATCGCGGAAATTGCTGGTGTCTCTATGTCGAGTGTCTACGGAGTAAAGCAAGGCCGTAGCTGCTCGGCAGAGATGGCAAGCAAGATCGCAAGTGCTTTGAACGTACCCCTTAACGAACTTGTAGAAAAGGAGAATTAACCCATGGATAACAAAATCATTGCATTTACTAACCCTGAATTTGGCGAGGTTCGCACGCTGAACATTGAGAATGAACCGTGGTTCGTAGCGGCTGACGTTTGCAAGGCGCTTGAAATCGGAAATCCCACCGATGCCATGCGCCGTTTAGATGCTGATGAGCGCACCCTCGTTTCAATCGAGGGTGCCAGCAACGGACTTTCGGTAAACGCCGTGAATGAACCCGGCCTGTACACTCTGGTTCTCGGCTCTCGCAAGCCGGAGGCCAAAGCGTTCAAGCGATGGATTACGCACGATGTTATTCCCTCTATCCGCAAGAACGGCGGATACATTGCCGGGCAGGAAACTCTCAGCCCTGAGGAACTGATGGCGAAAGCCCTGCTTGTCGCTCAGAAAACCATTGAGGAAAAGAACGCGCTGCTTTCCCGCACCTCTGTCGAGCTTTCCGCAGCAAAGGTAGAGAACGAGATCATGCGCCCCAAGGCGGGTTACTTCGACGAGGTTGTCGATCGGAACTTGCTGACCAATTTCCGCGAAACCGCAAAGGAACTGGATATCAAGCCCAAGAGCTTCGTTAATTTCCTTATCGAGAAAAAGTACATTTACCGTGACAAGCGCGGCAAACTGCTTCCCTATGAGGACAAGAACGACGGTCTGTTCGAAGTGAAAGAGTGCTTCAACGAGAAAACCCAGTGGGCTGGTACGCAAACGCTTGTTACGCCCAAAGGCCGCGAGACGTTCCGTCTGCTGTGCCAGGGGCTTTGAAAGTACTTTCGCACATTTTGGTGCAAAACCCCATCACCGAACCCGGACAATTTTGACCGGGTTGCAGTCACGGACTTTTTTGTCCTCAACTACCATAACGGCACTTGAGGTTCACTAGGCTCAATGCGTAGCTACCGTAGCTTAAACCGACGGTATTCCGTCGCAAATCGCGACGCTATTCGATGGGGAGTAGCGAAACGCGACACCCTTTTGTTTCGCGTATCACTTCCACGGCAGAATAAACGGTTTTATAATCCGTCCTCCGTGGTAGTTTGGTTCCGGGTCTATTGGTTCTTCAATCTCTATTGTAGTATCTGGAATCGCAAAACCGAGACCGCTTAGTTCCTCTACCAGCTTTTGATATTTGGCGGAGTTCTGATTTTTTATACGAGTGAATCCGCTGAGAGATTTAGGACATAGGTCAGGAAGAAGATACCTTACACGGTAATATATACTGTGGTTTAACCTACGCTCTTTGTCGTGACGAATCCTGCGCTGCAATTCGTTGTATACTTCGATCTCGTCTTCGTCTCGATCATCAACAAACGGCCTCCAGCTTGTGTGAAGCATAGGCTGTTCTTCGCCTTTATAATAAATCCTATCTTGGTTTCTGTCGTCGAAAAAGACTATAGGGAATCGAACGAACGCGCCGTCTGGCTCTACATATCCGGTCTTTAGAATGAATTTCGGGAGCTTAGGAAAACGCCAATCATTTCCGTGCATGGTATACACACGCCCTTGATATTTGGCAGACACTGCACTTCTTCCGTTTTCCCATGGAATCAAAACAAGATCTGTGCCCATAGCCAGACAGTTGATTTTTACCTCATTGTAGATGCGGGTTCTGAGTGCAGCACCAACCGAGATTTTATTTGAGTTTTCCTCGATTTTATGCTGCCACTCTAAGGCTTTGGAAAATCTTCCGATTTCCTCGTACCATTGCACGACGCGGTAGAAATCGTTTTCACTCCAACCGATGGGCGATTCAAACATGATTTCGGTTGCTTTCTCTATACATGCAAGTGCTAAGTCGTACTTTTCAATTTTCCACAGCCTGCTTGCATGCATCCTTAGAACATATTCCAACGAACCGGTGACACCTAAATCATCGTGCACCGATATTGAATTGTCAAAAGTAGGAACCGGAATAGATTCAATGGACGAAATAGATGTTAAATCATACGCTTCACCATCTACGGATATTCTTTCTGCATCGTAGATAATATCTCGATTGTCATAAAGAGCACCAGCAGGTTTGGGAAAGATGAATGATATACGTCCATTGTAAAAGCAAACCTCGTAACTCATTTTGACACTCTCCCGTGTTGCATAAGTCCTGTTTATTGGACTTTACTTGTGATCTAAAAACTCGTCCTTGAATCGAACAAGTGTTCTATTTATAATATTGTCATAACTTGACGGACGGTTTTGCTTGATATTGCCTTATATTGGTAATACCATAGTATCAAGAAAGGCAGGGAACAACATGACGAACATTGAACGAGTTGCGGAGCACATTGCCCGCTGCCAACACCGGGAAGAAGTGAAAGCGGCGCTCTCACTCCTTCTCAAACCACGCATTCAGCATGCCGATCCAGTGAATCAGAAAATCGGCGTCTCGGTCGCTGATGTCCTCTCCGGTGCGGATATAACCGCGCTCAATAAGTAAATCAGTTAACCACTTTGTAGTATCCTCCGTTTCGGCTTCTGCCGGAGCGGGGGATTTTTTTTGATTATTCGGATCGTAGTATTCATGGAAACCGTCAACGCGATTTAGCAAGTAATCAACTGTGCACCCCGTGATAGATGAAACAGCTACTAATATATCTGAATCGGGTTTATGGTTACCATTTTCATAGCCGCTTAATGTATTTGCTGCAATGCCAAGTTCTTTGGCTAATGTTTTCTGGGACATGCCTATAGCTTTGCGAGCCTCAGCTATTCTTTCACTCATTTCTTCAACCCCTTCCCTTGTATATATAGTAAACCTTGCGCTGAATAAAGTCAACATAAAAAATCGAATTGCTCGAATTTTTCTTCTTGAAAGGGGTTGACAAAATCGAGAAAATCGATTATCATATACTCATGAAATCGAGCAACTCGAATTTTGACGGGAGGTGACAAAATATGCGAATGAACATTGAAGCTGAGCGCGCCCGACTTGGCATGACAAAAAATGAGCTTTCCCAAAAGCTTGGGGTGTCTCAGAGAACTTACGTCAAGTATATCAACGGTTCGGCTATTTCTTCCGATGTACTGGAAAGAATGGCGGCGCTGTTTAACTGCTCGGTTGATTACCTGCTCGGTATCGACCGCCACGACAACGAGAGCGCATAAGCGGAGGTGAGAAGGACATGGGGAAATTCCGAAATGTCAAGATCAGCTACCGCGACGGAAAGTGTCAAGAGCTGTCGGTTGACGGCGTAGATATGCGGTATGGCTGCATGGGCTACAAACTGGAGCACAAGGGCGGTCAAATGCCTTTGCTGACACTTGAAGTAAAGTGTGGCAGCTTACAGTACAACGGTGACGATGAAAGCGGAGAACCGCGACTGATCGTTCAGCCGCGGCCCGATTTTGAAACTATGGAATGAATTGAGAACAAAACGAAAGAAACTCTTTGATTTTGTCGGTAGTTTGTGTTTCAAGCTCTGCGATTGCAGAATCTTGAATGGTTACATTTCCGATAAGGTCTTGTGAAATGCAATTTTGACGACTTAATTCGTCAAGAGAATCCTCAATTGGTGGATGCTGTTCCAGCAGTAAAGACCATTCACCAGAAGGAATATCAAAAACGGTGGCATCCGATTTTGATACGCCGGATTCTCTGCGGCGCAGATATGCTCGGTACATGAGCGCAAGCGCCTTTTGAGATTCTTTTGTTAGTTTTTCAATCATGAGCGACACCTCCTTTCCCAGCTATTATATCACGGCAAGGAAGGGTCGAACAAGCGGAGGTGATACCGATGTATATTCCACCTTTTGTTGCCGGAGTGCTGGCAACACTGGGGATCGAAATGGTGCTGTTAATCCTGTGGGCTGTGCTGCGTTGCGGCAACAACGATGATGAGCGGTAACACACCATCAACACACTAAGCAACACACCGATAACAAACCATCAACACACCAATAACACACAGAAAGCGGAGGGTTGAACGAATGACAGCAACGGAATTAAGCAACCGCAGGCGCACGGTTGAAGGCCGTTTACGCACGTTCGCAGGGTGCGAATATATTACCACAAAACAGTTAAAAGACTGGTTTGGCGTTAGTTATCGTACCGTGCAGAGGTATTTAGATGGTGTTCCGCGTTTAACTGGCGGTCGCTATCATGTGGCCGATGTGGCTAACCGATTGGTGCAGGCGGAAGCGTCTGCGTAACACTCCAACAACAGACCACCAACACACAGATAACACACAATCAACAAACCGATAACAGACCGATAACAAACAGAGGAGTAAGAAAGAAAGTAACAAAGAAAGAAAAGAAGTATATATATATTCTCCCTACGGTCGAATATATATAAATTTAACTCTCTAAGAAAGAAAGAAAAGAATAACCCTCTCACTACGTTCGAGGGTTACAAGAAACCGTGAAAGGGGATTGGAACCAATGACCTACAAACGCTACGGATGGCTTGCGGGAATGTGTTTTCTCGGAACGCTGATTTCCGGCGGTATGACCGAGAACGGAAGAATCGACTTGTTTTCCGGAGCCGCTATCATGCTGGCGCTGCTGGCTGTCGGCATGGTGAGCGCAAGGGCAAGCGTGTTGCTTGCGGCCTATGAGCACCGGCAGAGATATCGCGGCCGTTATCGCTGAGAGGAGAAAACAGGATATGACGGAAGCAAGAAGGAAAACGCTGAAAGTCAAAGACATGCAGCGTCGGGTTATCAGCAAGGCGATGAACGCTGCGAAGTACGGCTTGCAGATGCGCGAGAGCGCGAAGACGATCAGCATGAGAACGGAGGAACGAAAATGACAAAGCACGAATATTTCCGACAGTTTAGCTTGCCGGACTGGGACAAGCGAGAAGTCCCGCAGGGGTTAGGCTGGTACTTCACCCAGTACAACCCGGAAACCTGCGAGGGCGAGGGATGGTTCGGCACCGAGGACAAGCCGGAGTATTCCTTCGAGGACAAAATCTTCGAGGGCGATGACGGCGAGCCGGTTCTCATGAGCCGTACTTGCGGCATCGGTGATGGTTGTTTCTGGACGGAGTGGAGGCGATAACATGATTGTGAAAATCAATGGTACGCCGATTGACACGGCGCGGGTGCTGCGGTTTGCACCGCGGAAGAAGGACGGCTTAGATTTCAGGGACAACGAGGTTTGTTCACTGGATGAGCTGAAACGGATTCAGCAGCGCATCACGGTGCACGCTATGTGCATGGAGCGCGTCTGGACAGTAGATCGCATGGGATGGCGGTTCCTGCTCCTGCGGGATGCTTATGGCAATGTGTTCCCACAGTGTTTCGCACCGCTCAGCGGTGAACTGGAATACCTGCAGGAATGAGAAAAGCCGCTGACGGGTGGTAGGATACCCAATCAGCGGCATGCAAAAATATTACACGGTGATTATAGCACCGGAGAGGAGAAAAAGCAAGTGAAATGCTACAAAGGCTTTGACAAGGACTTGAAATGCCGTGGTTTTCAGTACGAAATCGACAAAGAATACGAGGAAAACGCGGCGGATATTTGCCACAAGGGTTTCCACGCCTGCGAGAACCCGATGGACGTATTCGGATACTACAACCCGGCAGATTCGCGTTACTGCGAGGTAGATTTGGATACTAACGAGCAGACTGGGGAGGACAGCAAGCGGGTTGGCAAAAAAATAAAGATTGAAACAGAGATTGGCCTTTCGGGGCTGATTCAGGCTGGCGTGAAGTTCATTCTGGAAAAAGTGGATTTTAAGAGCGCGAAAGAGAGTAACACGGGCCGCCAGAGCGCTGCCACGAACACGGGCTACCGGAGCGCCGCCACGAACACGGGCTACCGGAGCG